TCAGTCGGCCGGAACTTGTTGGGCCAGCATGGACTGCATGCTGGCGGCCGTGATGCCGCTGGCTCGCCGGCCGATTTTCACCAGGTCCAGCTTGCGGTCCTTGACGAGTCGGTAGATGGTGGCGCGGGAGACGCCCAGCTTTGCAGCGGCGACATTCACGCGATAGGTGATGGAGCCGGTGCCCAAGGCGCCGGCCAGATTTGCGGTATTGGTCATTTTGGTGATCCAGCGTGTTTGATTAGAACGTTGCAGGCCCAGGCGTCACAGAGTGCTGTGACCCTCGCAGCGTGGCCGGAGATCGCTCTGATCCGATCCCTCGGCCTGGTGGTGGTCACCTGCAGGATTCGCTGCCACCCAGGCGCGCGCCCATCGCTCCATCATCTGGCCCGTTTCGGCCCAGTTATCGGCGTGGCGGAAGATGAGGTGCCAGGCTACGGCTGGTGAAGTATTGGCCCAGTCTTGCAAGTCTTCTTCATCCATTGTTCTCCCCCTTCTGGTGGGGCTCACACAGGGCGGCGGCGCGGACGATGGCGCGACGGGTGGCGGCGCTCATGTCACCACCGTGCTCGTCGGCATACTCATCGCATTTAAGTCCGACCTCACCCGGCTTGTGCGGCAGGAATACCGTCACGCCGATGTCAGAAATCCAAAGCGTGGCCCCCGGCAGTTTCACGAGCAGGCGCATCGCGTCTCCGTCATCATCCAACGGAATCCAGGGGAATGTCTGCATCCCCCTGCTATCCGGTACCGGGTTGCGATGCCGGAATGCTTTCCAGGCGGGCACCCAATCAACGACGTACTTCGCCGCACGCGCCGCGGCCTCCAGCAGTTGACGGTCATCGTCCATTGTTCGCCCCCTGGACGGCCGCGCGCTTCCGCGTCTCCCAATCTTTATTCGTCAGGCTGACGCCGTTCACCACGTCCTCCGGCATGATCGCCTTCGAGCAATGAGGGCAGCACGGCGCCATCGTTCTGCTGCGCCATGCCTCGTCCATGCGCTTGGCTGCGCGACTGATGACGGTATGTGCTGCATCCTGGTGCAACTTCTCGGACTTCGCCTTTAGGTGGTGATGCAGCCCGACAATCTGCAAGAATGCGTCGAACGCCTCTACATCGCTTTCGCAGTCTTGGCAGTAGATGCGCCGCTCATTGGTGTCGTAGGCGAGGCGCAAATGGCGGCAGGTCGATTGGACGCGCCGCGACATGCCGCGCGCCACGCGAAGGTCTCCAATGTCTACTACCGTGGCTCCGTACCGGTAGTCCTGCGGCTCGATTGGTTCACTCATCGTTCGCCCCCTGTGGCGCCGTCAGCAGATTGCCTTGTTGCGCATGTTCCAACACCGTCTTGCCACTGGGAAGCATGATCTGGCCCAGGAATGCACCCTCGAAGGACAGGATGCCTGTCTCGATGGCCATGACCTGGCCTTTGATCCAGTCTCGCAGGATGCTGTAAACGGCGACGCTGGCGATATCCAGGGCCTTCTTCCGGTGCTGTTGCTCGGTGCCAGCGCGGCGGTAGTTCCAGGGATTCTCTTTCAGCCAGGCCGCCGCGTAGCCCTTGGTCGACGCTTTCACGCTGACCATGCGCCTGCGGTATTCGAACTGGACGAGCAGCTCGCCGGCGGCGTCATCCACCATGCTGCCGAACTTGTTGCAACCAAAGGCGCGCAGCAACTTCTGGATCTCGCCCAAGGCTTTCTCGCCACTCGTGGCGGTGCTATACGGCAGTGCCATCATTCCCCCTTGCCGGCGCGCTGGGCGCGGTCCAAACGTTCGATCTCGGCAAGTATGAGAGCGCCTGCCTTGATCAATTCGCGGCGCCGGTCGCCTGATATCGCATGCCAGTCAACAGGGAGAATTGCTTCGCCCAAGGTGGGGCCATAGCCTGTGCTGCTGGCATCCCAGTCGCGAGCGGCTGGCGGCATGGCGTAGAAGCACGCGAGAGCCGCGATTTCGTCGCTGGCATGCTCGTCGTCGTGTTCCGGCGTCCAGCCCTCATCCTCGATCTGTCGGCGACGTTCAGTCAGGACGGCGCGGGCGGCGCTGTTCAGTTCTCCGGAGTTTCCGGATAGCTCATTATCCTGCGCAACCTGTACGGGCCGCGCCCACATATCCCCGTCGCTGTCCTCGTACTCTTCGTAGGGGCCAGTTTGGTCGCCCTGCGGCGCCGCCCCGGGCTCGCCGTCGCCAGCCATTCGAGGATTTCTAATAACTGAATCGCCAACCGTTAGAGAATTTCTAATGGTTGGAGCGGCACCAGGCGGTGTCCAGCCCATATCGACCAGCTTCTTGCGGATCGCCGCATCAGTTAGCGCGGCCGACAGGTCATAGCGCACTGTCACGCCGGATGCGTCCACATCACTCAATATGTGCTTGTTGTTCATGATCTTCCTATCGGCGTGCCGGGCGCGGCCCGCGCCCGGCGTTATAGTCGCCCCAGGCGTCTTCCTCGGCCTGGATCTTGTGTCCTTGGGTGTTGCTGGCGGCCAATGATCCTGCTGGGGGTAACGCGTTGCGGACGGCCGAAGCTGTAGCCCGGCAACCGTCCTGAAAGCAGGCGTCAGCGAATTCGGCCACTTGGTCTTCTGTATAGACCATCACATTGCCGTCGACGTCTCGCGCGGTGCCCCAGATCTTTCGTTGGCGGGGGAGGGGGCGGGTACGGACTGGCGGCCCGGCCGCCGCCGGCGGCGCCTCTCCAAGGATCGCGTCGGCATCGTTCAGGATTTCGCCGACTGTGGCGGTATCGTTGCCCAGTTTGATGACGTCGTTTTCAAATATGGGGTTCTTGGCATTGGTGGCCACCTGAAGGGTGGCGGCCACCCAGCGCAGCATTGAGCGCAGTCGCGCGGCGTAGGCGGGTTGGTTCATGCAGCGATCCGTTGGCGTTTGGCATCCTGAGGCGTCCAGGCGGCCAGATCGCGGACGTTGGCGCGCACCAGTGCCGCAGCGAGCGGTGGGCAGACGCTGTTGCCGCACATGCGGACCTGCGCATGCTTCGGCAGCCGGCGCCCGTTGATGGTCGGAGCGATGACGTAGGTGGAGGGGAAGCCATGGGCGGCATATAGCTCGTGCGGCTCCAGCATGCGCATGCCGATGTCGGCGATGACGTAATCCTGGCCGGCCACTGTCACGAGGCCCATGCGGTCCTTGGTTGGGATGGTGTGCATCGGGTCCCTGACGTCCTGGTCCTGGCCGCCCTCGCCGTAATACTTCACCAGGAAGGCACGGACGTCGGCGACGTGGCCGCCGCCGGCGGTGAGCGTCGGCATGGGCTCCTCGGTGGCCTGGCCGAACTGGTTGTTGCGCAGCTTGGCCAAGTGCGAGGTGACGATGCAGGTATCGGCCTTCGCCGTCAGGGTCTGAGACGGCTCGCCCGCGTCACGTGGCCGGCTTTGTCCGGCTCGGCCACCGCACCCTACCAACTGCGCCGCCACCAGAGCGTGATGGTCGACCGTCGTTACTGTGCTGGCGGGGCCGTCCAACGGCACGCCCGCGCCGTCATAGGGGCCGCCGTAGTGCTTTGCCAGGAAGCCAGACACCAGCGCGTGTTTGGCGCCCCCGGCCACCACAGTGCCCAGAGGCTTATCCAGGCCGGGAGCCCGAGGAGCTTGGCCGACGCGCTCACCGTAGCCAGTCTGGATTAGGGTCGGCGCCACCATGGCGAAGTGCCCGCCCTTCACCTCCGCGCACTGCGTGCGGAGCGGCGCGCCGGCGTCGAAATTGCGTTGGGTCGACCCGTTGGCGTGCTCGGTCAGGTACGGCGTCACGACGGCATACGCGCTGTTGGCGGTTACGGTCTGGAATGGTGCGTCGATGTCGCGCGTACCGGACCCCCAGCGCTGCGCCTTCCCAGGCTGCCCTTCACCATGCGACAGGGTGACGATGTAAGGCTTGGCGGCCTCGATCACGTAGCGCCGAATGCCGCGCGCGATGCGCTTCATGGTCGCCTCGGCCAGCGGCCGGGAGCGCTCGAAGATCGAGGGGCATACGATCGACCAGTCGATGCAGTCGGCCGCCGTGCGCCAGGGCTGCAGGTCACCGGCCCGGACTGCAGCAGAGTCGGGCGCGCCATGGGTGGCCGCCGGCCAGACGATCGGCTGCCCGTCACAGCGAGCGATCAGGAACAGCCGCTTGCGGATGGTCGGCGCACCGTAGTCGCACGCGCGGAGCTCGCGCGTTTCGACAGCGTACCCCTTCTCCTGCAGCTGGTGGACAAATGACCGGAAGGTCTTGCCGCGGCGCTGGGGGCACGGCGTGCCGTCTTCCAACAGAGGCCCCCAGGTTTTGAACTCTTCGACATTCTCCAGCATGATGACGCGCGGGCGGACCACCGCCGCCCAACGGAGGACGATCCAGGCCAGGCCACGAATGCGCTTGTCGCGCGGCTTCCCGCCCTTGGCCTTGCTGAAATGCTTGCAGTCAGGGGAGAACCAGGCCAGGCCGACCGTTCGGCCCTGTGTGGCCTCCAGTGGATCCACGTCCCAGACCGATTCGCAATAGTGGCGGGTCTGCGGATGGTTGATTTCGTGCATCAGCACGGCCTCGGGGTCGTGGTTGATCGCCACGTCCACACAACGGCCCAGTGCCATTTCGATTCCGGTCGAGGCGCCTCCGCCGCCGGCGAAGTTGTCGACGATTATTTCGGGGTGGACGTCGAGGGTGAATTGGTCTCGAATCATTCTGCTGAGTCCTATGCGGTGACAGGTGCGCTGCCGCGCAGTACCATCCTGGGGGCCAAATGGGGAAAACGATGGATCTGTGCAGCGGCTGCGACGCGATGGCGGAGAGGAAGGTGGTGATGCACCAGGGGCTGGCGTTGATCGCGGAACTGGTGGATGAGAAAGGGCCGTACAGGCTCTACTGCTGCCAGGCCTGCGGGATCAACTGGCGGGTGAGAGATAAGGATTGGGGCAAACCCCAGTGACGACATATCTCACGCGCAGTACGATCGATAGATCACCCACGGAGGAAACCTTGGACTACAAATTCGGCAACGCTTGGGTTTTTCTTAAGACTGAAAAGGCCGATGAGGGCGTATCGGTGCGGGTCAGCGTTGGTCGAGGGAGCCTCATGGAAGATGGGCATGAGAAGAGAAGGCCAGAGTACAACTTGGCGACTCTGGGCCCGTTCCCGGACGAAGAGTCCGCGACGGAAGCTGGACGCGAGCACGCGGAAAAATGGCTGACAGAGCGTCCTGGGTATCCTGGACGGTGACGCCATCAATCTCAACTGCCTTCGAGAGGGTGCGGTTCGGTGGCTTTCTCGCCGCCGAGGGCATCGACCAGTTCGGATAGCAACTTGGCGAGTTCCCCAGTCATAAGGGCAAAGTCGGAATCGAAACGCTCGTCGTCGTTCTGCGCGGTGCCGTCGGCGCTTTCTTTTAGGACGTCTAGCGGCGCGACGCGCTTCACGTCGAGGCTGTCTGTAAGGACGAAAGACACCCGATCCGCCCAGGTCATGGCCAAGCGTGTGCATTGTTTGCCCGCCTGAATATGCCGCGCCGCGTCCTGGTGATCGATCGACTGGTGTACGTAGCGCACCTTGGCGCGGCTCTCGCCGCCGGCGCGCAACTCCGTGTCCTGGTCGATGCTGAAACCGTCGGGCGCCTCATCGGTGCCGAGCCAGGTGGTCATGGCGCCGGCCGGTGACTGGTTCGTATAGACGCCTTCGACGGGGAAGGGATCGACCGCCTTCGCCAGCATGCCCAGCACTTCGTCTGCCCGCGCGCTGGCGGATGCATCAATGACCAGCCACAGATTTTTCGGGTCGATCCAGACACGGGTGTCACGGTAAGTGGTGAAGGCCTTGGGCAGCAGTTCGTCGGTGACGCGCTCCTTGATTTCCTTCATCTGCTTACGGCCGGGTTTGTAGCCCTGCTGTTCCTCGATTTCCTGCGCGCGCGCCTTGGTGGCTTGATTTACCACCTTGGGCGGCAGCAGCTTGGCGCCGGCGCGGAGTGTGAGCAGCATCTGGTCGTCGACGGCATGCACCAGATCACCGTCCTGCCGCGGCTGCACCCAGCCGAGGGACTGCATTTCAAGATTGCTGGCGGCCCGGTACGCATGCTTTGCCAGGGCGGCGCCGAGAGCGTCGGCACTGTGGGACCAGGTCGGGCGGAGGCGGAATATCTTCAGATTTTTGAACCACATAGGGTGATCCTATTTGTGTCGATGGTCAGCGGATGGGTGCAGCAAAAGCCTTGGTGGCGTCCCACGCGACTGGGAAGCCGCGCTTACGTGCCGCGCCGGCGATCTTTGCGCGGTCACGGTAGCCGTCAGAGTGAACAAGCAGGCCGAGATAGCTGTTGATGGTCGGGAGCAGGTCGCCGCCAGGCAGAGACGCGATTCGGCCGGCGGCTGTCCGAGTGGTGCGTCGCCGGACCTGCCGGTGCCAAGGCTTGATTACATGCCCGGCGAAGTCGATGCCGCGCTCCACGGGCTGGAGCACCGTCTTCCTGGGATTCAGGGTCAGGCGCAGACTGGGTAGGAAGTCGGTAATCTGAGCTTCCGCCCGGCGCAGCCATTGGGGCGATTCATGCAAGATGACGAAATCGTCCACGTACCGCACATAATGGCGCGCGCGGATCTGATGTTTCGCGTGCTGGTCCAGGCCATCGAGCAGGACATTGGCGAAGAACTGGCTGCTCAGGTTGCCTATCGGAAGGCCGCAGTAGCGCGGTGCCTCGGTCAGGCGCTTGTGGCTCGGGACTAGGGCGAGGGTCGCCGGATTGCCGCGGACCTCGAAGTTCTCGCGAGGATCGTGGAAGAGCACGAGTTCGCATAGGTTTCGGAGCCAGGGCTCCGTGAGGCGACCGGCCAGCTTTGCCCAGAGAATCCGCTTGTCGATAGAAACGAAGAAATTGGCCAGGTCCGCCTTCAGGTAATGGGCCGGGCAACTCCAGTTGTGTGTCTGGCTGCGAACCTTCGCTTCGAGCCGCTGGGCGGCGTACAGGGTCCCCCGCCCAGGGATGCATGCGCAGCTGTCGGCAATGAACCGCCGAAGGAAGCGCTCAGAAATCTGGTTGTACAGCAGGTGATGCACAATGCGATCGCGGAAGTCTGCCGCCCAGACCTCCCGTGGCTTCGGCCGCGTAATGGCAAAACAGATGGAGCGGCCTGGGCGGTAGTCGCCGGCGGCCAACTCTTCGTGCAAGCCCAGTAGGTTGCGCTCCAGTTCTTGCTCGAAGCGCAGCGCGCTGGCGCTGGTGCGTTTATTGCGACGGCAGTCGTAATAAGCCTGCACCAACAGTTCGAACGAATAGCCAGTGTCCATAGATGCTCTCGGGAGAATTTGCGGACGGGGCGGACGCGGAACTCGTTGTTACGGTTGTTGTTGTTCACGTTTCCGTTCTGAAAATCGACCGCCCACGCATATTCGAGCTATTCAGGTCGGCCCGCCGAGGCCTGTGGATTCAGCGGGTCGACTGCGCGGGATCATTCCGACGGCTGCCGGCGATTTCCCTGGTGCGCCTGGCGGTGGGCTTGTGGCCCAGCGGCTCGACCAGATTCATAGGCGCGTTGTCCGATCCGCCTTGACGGGCCGGCGTCAAGCGCACGTTCCGATTGCTTCTGCCACCCCGTGGCCTGCTTGCCGATGCTCTCGGTCAAGGTGATGGCACGCGCGTACTGACCGCGCGAGATAAGGCGGAGGTCGACCGAAAGCCGGAGGGCGAGGTTCGTCGCTTCGACCTCCTGCCGCATGCGGCTCAGAACCTCTACGCGGGCTTCAGACGTGTTGGCTTCGTAGACCCTCATAACGAGGCCCATGCAGCGCCTGCGCAACTCGGCGCCGAAGTCGGCCTTGAAGTTGCGGGGCATCCCGGCCACGAACTGCGTCACGATCTGTGCCAGGTCGTAGGTCGCCTTATATATCGCGGTGTCAGTGTGGAGCGCCATGTCACTGGCGGGCTATCGCCCGCAAAGAGTTAAAGGGACGAAGCGATGAAGCTGCGGACGGGGCGGACGCGGAACTCGTAGTAACGGCTGAGGAGGGTCACGGACCCGTACTGAAAATCGACCGCCCACGCATAGTCCTTGTATTCGGTGCGCGACCAGTAGATCGTCTCGTCCCAGGCTTCGCCGGTCTGCTGGAAGTGCTCGCGGGCGTTGATCCATCCCAGCAGCAGATCCTCGCGCTCCGGGCCGCGCCAATCAGTGAAACCATTGATCTCGCCGGCTTTCTCCACCGCCGCGGCAATGCCGGCGAATTCGATGCCCTTGATGTCGTGTTCGACGCCGCCGGGAATGATCACATGGTGCACGGCGCCGTCGATGAGGCGGCTGCCGATGAAGATTCCACCCTGTTCGGGCCAGGGCTGGCCGATGGCCGGGATAACGCTGGTGGTGGGGGTATCCATCAGGAAAGATCCTTTGCTGTTGGGAGGGGATGAAGGGATGAAGGGTTAAAGCGGAAATCTGCGGACGGGGCGGACGCGGAACTCGTCGTCACGGTAGCCGTTGAACACGGTCCCGCGCTGAAAATCGACCGCCCACGCGCCCCAGTCGCTGACCGGAGTGCTGGACCAGTACCAGCCCTCCGGGTTGAAGAGATGCGGCACGTTGGCCAGCGCGAGGGTCAGCTCTCGCCGGCTGGGCAGATAGAAGTCCGTATGGCCGTCCTTCTGATACTTTGCGGCTTCGATCGCCGCTCGGTGATCGTTGTCGGAGAGGTGGTCGGTATTGGCGAGGCCATCCCACTGGCTGAGCTCCAACTCGCGGCTCGGGCCCCAGGCGTGCTTGCCGACGTCCTGTTCCTCCGAAACGATCAAGCCGTATTCATTGCCGTCGTCGCCGCGCAGCGTGCCGGCGAAGATGCCGCCCAAGCCCGCCGCATACGCGCCGATGGTGAGGCGCGGCTGGGCAGCGCGGGTGCCGTCCTGCAAGCGCTGGATCAGCGCCGCAACTGCTTTCTCGGCCGGCAGGGCGATGCTCGCCCCGCCGCCCAGGTCGATCTGGATGGTGCTCATGGTGGTCCTTTTTGGGGTGCGCCGCGGCATGCGGCCAGGTGGTCTACTGCGGGGCGGGCGCAAGACTCCGTTCAGCGGGAAGCCTTGCGCCCGTTATCAAAAGGGATGTCGTCGTCCATATCCGCCAGGCTGCCGGCCGGCGGATCGGCGGGGTTGCTGCGTTGCGCGGCGTACTCATTACGTGTGGATGTGGCTTTTCCCGGTCGCTGCGTCCGTGCGGCCGGCGCGTCGTCGTAGCCGCCGGCCTGGTCGCTTGCCCCGCCGCCTTCGCGGCTTCCCAGCATCTGCATCTGGTCGGCGATGATCTCAGTGGAGTACCGGTCCTGCTGCGTGTCCTTATCCTGCCACTTGCGCGTCTTGAGGCGACCTTCAATATAGACTGGCCGACCCTTCTTCAGATACTCGCCGGCGATCTCGGCCAGGCGGTTGTAGAAGACGACGCGGTGCCACTCGGTTTCCTCCCGCTTATCGCCGGTATGCTTGTCTTTCCATTGCGAGGTGGTCGCGACGGAAACGTTGCAGATGGCGAGACCGTCAGGGCTGTAGCGGACCTCGGGATCACGGCCTAGGTTGCCCACGATGATTACTTTGTTGACGCTGGCCATGCGGCCTGCCTCCTGTGTTTAAAAGCCGGCGCCGTGCGCCAGGTTCGCGAATCCGACCCAGCAGGCCACGAAGACAGCGGCCAAGGCCCAGGCGGAAGGGGGGATGCGGGCGTTGCTGTCATAGCAGCCGCGGCCCGCGTGATCTCGCGGCGCCAGGAAGTCGCACAACTTGCGTATGTTCGATTTCATGGCTCAGTCCTGCGACTGCATCATGCTGGTGGCGAAGTCCGTCAGGCGTTGCTTGAGGATGGGGCGAACGGCCTGGTCCACGGCCGCCCGCAGCTCGTCATCGAGGTCGAGGCGGCCATAGGACGTTTCGAGAGAGTGCGCCGTAATCAATTGCTTTGCCAGCGCGTACGTGAGAGCAAGGGCGGCATCGGACATGACGGCTCCAGAGGTTAGGGGGCGGAAGCTGGCCGCGTGGTTGGCGTGATGATCAATCGTTGTGGCCGGGGTACGCCGTATCGATGTATTCCGGCTCTTTATCAAGCACCAATTTGGTCCCGGCCACGTGCATCTGGAACAGGTCACGCTCGAAACCGTACAGACCGACAAAAAGTGTCTTCGACACGTCATTTCGGTCGAACTTCAGGGCAGAGATTTTCTCGTCGCGCTCATTCCACAAGAAGCGGATGGCGCATTGGTGTTTGTCTTTCTCCTCGTCCTTGTCCAGATAGATCCAGCGCATGCCATATTCGCTCTCCTCGACTATCAGGGTGATCTGAGAGGGACCGTCGCACGAGCAGCTGTAACGACTGTCTTCCGCTTCGTGCTCGATGAAGTCGGCAACCAGCTTCGAAAGAGTGATCGTTTCTGGTACGGGCTCAAGGAGCGATGCCATCTGAGCTTCGAGCTGCTGCTTAAGGATCGTATCGGTGTGGTTCTCCACCGTTTTGCGGATCAGCTTCAGCACCAGGTCGTTGTAGCCGGGCAGGCCCAGCCGGTCGAAGTCGACTTTGAGGGCGGCGGACACTGCCTCGTTGACTTGCTTGCCGAAGTCGGAGTAGCTGCGAAGCGTGTCCTTGATCGCAGACACGACAGTTTCCGTGACATGCTTCTCGATAGCCTGCTGGATGATGCCTTGCTCGGCGATCTTGCTGAATGCTGCGGATACGGCGGATTGCAGTTCTTGCATTGTGGATCCTTGGTGTTGGGGCCTAGGGGCTTGGGATCCGGCTATCACCATGTCCGGCATGGGCCTGTGCGCGATCAGGCTCGCGTCCGGCGCGGCGCGAGCGGGGGATGGGTTGATGGCTTACAGTTTCGGCTTCTCTGTCGCCCCTTGCGGACGCCTGGCGCCGGGGAGCGATCTCATGTTTCAGGTGCCTCATGGGCTGCTGCCATCAGGGAAGCGCACTCGTCTTCGCCAAAGCGAAAGGACCAAGGAATGCGCGGGCCTGATGACGCGGCTGTGCCGGATACGCTAAAGACGCTCACCCGGTGCCACGATCACCATGCTGTGGAAGCCGGATTTCTTCGCGAGTTCCATCCACTCTTCGCAGAATTGAGGCGCGTCGTACTCGGGAGAAAGACGCTCGCGGGGGGGGCGCTGGCGCAGGCGTTCCATATGTTTTGCCATTCGCCGTTCGGTACTACCAGGCTTCGGCGGATTCTTTAGCCGCACCTCCTGCGCAGTCACGCGCCGCATGACCATGGCTTCCACTTTTCCTGCAGGTACTCCATAGACCACAAAGCCGCTCATGATGAACTCCGTGTTGTTGGGGATTCCCGCTTACCCCCGTGCGGGACCGCGGCGCCTTGCGCGGTGGGTGGCCTTATCGCCTGCGCGGCGTGCTCGGCGGCCTGCAGCGGCCGCGCATTCAGTTATGCGATGTGGAGGACCAGCGCCAAGAGAAGCAGCAGCGGGATGGCGTTGGCGCGGAGGTTGAAACAAAGATCCCGCCACATGGTCAGCCTCGCGCTGCGCGCCGGTGGCGTGCGACGTTGCGGCGCTTCTTGGCGGCGCGTTTATCCTGCGCCACCGTGCGCCCGGTGTTGATGGTCCTGCCGTACTGCATCAGATCCGGGAAGAGACTGAACCGCCGGCGGCGCGCCTGAAGCTGCGGTGCGACTTGGGCGACCGGTGCTGCAGGCTGGCCGACGGTGCCGGCGCTTGCCAGGCCGAGCATGGCGGCCATCATGAGAGCTTTACGCAAAGAATTGACTCCGGTGGTTGGCTTCGGGGAGCGCCCGCCTGGGCCGCCCATACCCTGCACTGGGTTGATGGAAGCGTGCCGGCGGATGCTTTCGGAAGCGCCCGCGTGAGCAGGCGTCGGGAGAGCGTGCGGTTTAGGCGATCGCCAGCTTGCTGCGGAACGAACCGGCCGAGGCCTGATGGACGTTCTTGCCGACCTGGTAGGAGACGGTATGGCCCAGGCCACGCTTGGTGATACTGGTGATCTTGGCTTCGACGGAGGCTTTGCCACGGCCGCCTTTGATCTGGTGGGTTTGGCCGACGGCCAGTTCGATCTTGCTCATGGTTTTCCTGATGGAGGGGAATGGCGCCATCCGGGCGCCGCGGTGTCGGGGGAGGGCTGGCGGTCAGTCGAAACGGACCGTCGTGCCTTTACCCCAGAAGAAGGAGCTGCACACCACGCCCGTCACGGGCTTGCCGTTGACGCCGAGAGCGCGAAAGCCGGTGTGGAGGTCATCGCTATCGGCGCAGCCAAACCAGCGGTAGCCGGTGATCTGAACCTGCGTGAAGCCCATACTGTCGAGCGCGCGCTCGGCGTCGGTGTGGCTGGTGCAGCCGGCTAGCAGAATCGCGAGCAGGATCGCCAACAGGCAAATTAGAGGGTTCATTGAAATCCCGCCTATTCATGCGTGAGAAAGGGTTGAAGGGATTAAGCGATAAATCTGCGGACGGGGCGGACGCGGAACTCGTTGATACGGTTGTTGCGGTCCACGTGTCCGTTCTGAAAATCGACCGCCCACGCGTAGGATTCGTAGGGCGTCGAGGTCCAGTGCCATCCCTTCTCAAAATGCTCCTGCGCGTACATCAGCGCAGTCATGCATTCGTTTTTGGTCGGCAGATGCCAGTCCGAGAAGCCCGTGCCGCGATAAGCAGAGGCGGCTTCTTTGGCGGCGTCCCATTCAGCGGCTTCCAGATATTCCAGCGCGGTGATCAGGTGCACGAGCGCGCTGGCTTCCGGATCGAACATCGGGCCGACGTATATGCCGCCCTGCAGCTCGGCGCCGATCGACGCTGGCAGCAGCGTGGGCACCGCCGATTCAGCGATCTGGGGAGCGCGTGCGCCTACCAGACGCAGCAGCTCGGCAACTGATACATCCAGGGTGAAACCGTCAACAGTGATTTGCGTGGTTTGCATTTCGGATCCTGAGATGCCGGCTGAATTGCCGGCCTGTTGGTCAAAACAGCTTTCGTTGAGACACTCGGGGGAGTGCCGCCACCAAAGCGGCCTGTTGCCAGGCCCTTTTCTGCCGTCTATTCCGGCCTGTCATCCACTTTCAGGCGCTGCTGGCCGTTGGTTGCCGGCCGGCGCACGCGCTCGGGTTACCTGTGCGCCACCCAGGTGGAATTCGGGCGCATACATCCCGCCAATGCAGGCGGACTTCCCTTTTCTTTTGCTTCAGGCGCAGGGGGCTTGTCCTGGTGCGCAGGCCCTGTGTTGGAGGGGCGCACTGTTTATCGGAGTCGTCGGTTGTTAAAGAGCGGGCATTGCGTCGTTGAGGAATTGAACCATGGTTCAGGCATTTAGGTCAACTATAGTTCAAGAAATGGTAAAAAAAATCCGCCACCGGGCGGAATTTGATGCTGGCGCGTAACGGCGTCCTACGCTCCTGTACAACTATGACTCGAAGTGCCTCCCGTCCAAAAGGAAGATGTGCGCAGATTCAGCATCAAAACTGTCTGCGTTGGGGGCCGCGATGCCGGGCATCCCTGTTCCGTCGCAATGACGCAGAGCAATGCCGGATCGCCGACCTTAGATAGATGGATAGTCTTTGCTTCTTCGTAGCTGCCGAGCCACGTCCCGTTTGCAAATTGGACCGCCGATCCGGACTGCCGCGCGAATGAATCGTCGCCTTGAACCCGATGGCCCAGCTTACTTATCAGCGTCGAAACGCACTGTCCCTCCGTGAGTGGTACGTCTTTCGCGCTCGCCATCGGGCTCAGCGCCAGCAACGCCAAAGCTGCGGTAGTTTTGCGGAATTTGGTCATCGCCGCCCCTCAATATCTGAACGCGGGTGTGGTTTTGGAGGCGGCGGTCTCGTTGGAGACGCAGCCGCCTAGCAGCTGATAGCTGCCGCCGGCGGATTTGCCCGCCTGGTCGCAGAAGTTGCGAATGCGTTCAGGTAAGTCTGGCCATTGCTGTTTTAGGGCGTTGTAGGCCCCTTGCTCCTGCTGAATGCACGCGTTCTTGATCACGTCCGAACCTCCCGCACCGTCTGAAACCTGCTGGCAGAACGCCACAGCGTCATAGCGGGGAAGAGGGGTGGCGGCAACCGAGATCGAACCTTGAAAGCTCAGTAGCGCCGCAGTAAGAAACTTACGAATGATTGTACTCATTTGGTTACAAACCCCTCCAAAAAAAAGCGATTGGTCCGCCAGCTAAGAGACCAACCGCTCACTATTATCAAGCGGCCGTTCGAAAGCCAGCGGCGAGTTATTGCTTTTTTGCCGTAGGTATTGAAGAGCCTCTTTCCAACTCGTTCAGCACCTCCGCGATCCTTCCCTCTAGATAGGCCAGATCTCCTTCATCAAGGCTAAGCACTCTGGCGAAGTCCACGCGTTTGAATGGCCATCCTGACACACGCCCGACGGGTTCGCCCGCAGCACGTTCTCGAGCAGCGTCGCCAATTGCGAGCCAGTCACTGGAGACATTCAGTAGGCGTGCGACTTCTGCATGATTTATTGCATTGAACGCATTCGACTTCCCGTCCAGCACTTTCTTCACGGCCTGGTATGAGACGTGCAAATGCTTGGCCAGCGCGGCCGGATCGTAGCCCGCCGCCGCCATTGCTTCCCGGAGCCTATCGCTGTAATCAACCATAGTTGAACGATAGCCCGGCTGGCGAAAACTATAGTTGCGTTGTATTGTTGAACTATGGTTCAATGTGCGCATGAAGAAATCAGAAGCCATTCGTCTATTAGGCGGCACCATCGGTGACGCGGCGAGAGCCATTGGTATCTCCTACCAGGCTGTTTCAAAGTGGCCAGACGAGCTGAGCCGGAAGATTGAGGACAGGGTGACTGCCGCCTTGTCCCGACGCGAGTTGCTGCCTGCGGCGACCCCCGACAGTGCGGGAGACCTTCTGACCAAACAAGGCCAGGCCGTCATTGAGTCGCTGGCGGAGAAGGGCGGCAAGAAATCGGAAGGTGAGGCATGACGCACGAACTGCGATTGGGCGTGCACGTCGATCTCGAAGCCGTCGCTGATGGCCACGCCTATGTCATGCGCACCGAAGCTGGCGGGCATATCAGCCCGCCGGAACGCGTGTCCCCGCCGTTGTCGGCTGAAGCTCTGGTGGCGGCCGGCCTGCGTCTTCAGATCGGCGCCTTCGATGTTTGAAGAGGGATGCGCAATGAGCCAAATGTCAGTGCGTTTGCATTTTTCGCCGGGCAGCCTCATAGGCGACGGCGTTTGCAAATGCCTTGCGACCGTCGGCATTGACCTTGTACCCGTTCTCACGGCACCAGCTCGGGAACGTCTCCGGATCGATGTGAGCTTTGACGACGAAGTGCCCCGAAGCGCTGTATCGGTCGAATCCAGCCTTCGCGAGTTGATGCCAGGCATTGAAGGTATCGGGAAAAGTCTCGGGATCATCACAGATGGCTTTGACACGGTCGTAGTTTTCACGGGTGTACCAAGTCATGCCCAAGGCTGAAATCTTCGTCATGGCCAGTTCCTTTCGATCCGGTTCGGTGTGTGAGAGCCCGAATCATATTCGGCTGGGGCTGGCCGCCCAATTCGTTTTTCGTTTCCATGCCGCCAGTGTGCGCGGCGCCACGTGCAACTGCACGCAGATCTTTTTGAACAAGGTAGAACGCAAATGAACGCGCCTGCACCGGTGCACTTGCATGTTCAGAAGCCTTCGATGGAGCAATTGCTCCGGAATGCTCTGACTCATCCCAGGACATGCACAGTTGTACGTGAACGTCTGGAATGGGACAGCAGCCAGGTCAGCAAATTCCTGTCGGGCCAGATGGGCGTGACGATCGACAAGATCGACGCAGCCATTGAGGTCCTGGGCATGGTGGTCACCACGCCTTCGTATATGGACTTCCTGGCCTATGGGGCCAAGATCGGCGCGAACTGTTATTGCGCTCGCGCCGGCGCGGGCGAGTGCGGCTCGAAGTAATCATCCACCTGTCGTACGGCGCCTGCGGGGCGCCGTAGCGCAGCTTCCGTTTTGGTGCATCTATGTCCGCCTCTTCACACCTGCAGCGTAACGAAACATTCAATAGTTTGACCAAATCCGGCGGCCGTGAAGGCGGTTTGGCGAGGGGCGCCGGCGGGAAGCCGGTGCGGGCGCGCCGCGGCGCGGCAGCAGGGAAGGGCGGTGAGCTTGCGAAAGCCGCTGGACGGATGTGCCTGTTCGACGCGTTTCAGCGGTACGTCGCATATCGCATCGGCGCTCCAGCCGAAGGCATTCCCGCGCAGCAGCATGCAGCCCAGTTCATCCGCGATTTCTGCGGCGTAACGAGCCGGGCGCAGCTGGACCACGACGCCCGCGCCGCGGCACTGTTCCACAACCACATCCGCAGGCCGTTCCAGGCCTGGATGGAGACGCAGCATGGCTAAGCCGGTTCTTCTGGTCATCATGCTGGCGGCCTGTTTCCTGTTCTGGAGCAGTGCGCTTTCGTACGTCTTCGCTGCGAACGGATCCAGCCTGTACGCCATTGGCAAGGTGGCGCTGGCCGTCGTCCTGACCTTCATTCTCGGATTCGTGGCGGGCACCCCTAAATGATTGGCCGCACGGTCACGCGCGAGCAGAAGCGCTTCCACGACTTGCTTTGCAGCCGCATCGGTTGCATCGCCTGCACGCTCGATGGGCTGTTTAACACCTATTGCAGTATCCACCACACCGAGGGCCGCACGAAGCCGCATGCGCACTGGCTGGTCCTGCCGCTTTGCGGTGGCCATCACCAGGACGACGGCTGCGGCCTGATTGCTATTCACCCCTGGAAGAGGCGGTTCGAGGATCGCTATGGGAAGCAGGCCTTCCTGATTCGACTCTGCATCGCGCGCCTGTGCCGCGTGGGCGCCGCCAGCCAGATCCCCGCCGCCGCGCTTGCCGCCGCTGGGATAACCGACGAGGAATTCAATGAATATCAACGGTTTTGAGTACCCCGAGCATTACCTCGCCGGTGTCCGCCTGCACATGCAGCAGGTGCCGCGCTTCAGCGTGCGCGGCTTGTCCCTCCAGCTTATGGAATTCCTTCCGCCCATTTTGCGCCGAGAGTCGCATGGATATCGGCGCACGGTATGCGACGTGGTTGCCGAGCGGCTTATCGAAGAGGGGCTGGCGGCCGGCGCACTCGTTCCGGACACGTCAGATGCGGAACAAGGATACTTTCGGCACGTCGAACGGCGGCCGCGTTCCGTTGCTCGTAATTCGCCCAATGACAAGCGATACGCCCGCGCGCGCAAGTTGGATAGCCATAAGCAGAGGAGCCGCCAATGAGCATCTCCCTGATGACAGAAGCCTGGCGGCGCCAAGGTCTATCGAGCACGCAGAAGCTGGTCCTGCTGTCGCTGGCAGACAACGCGAACGATCAGGGTGAATGCTACCCATCGATATCGCAGATCGTCACACGGACCTGCCTGTCTCAACGCGCCGTCCAAACTGCCATCCGTAGCCTGTCGGATCTGGGTCTTGTGCAATCGATGGCACGCCTCGGCACAAGCACCGTATACCGGTTGTTTCTTTCGCCGCCGGAGCCGGGCGCGGCTTCTGCTGCGCAGACGCCACGCCGCACGCGAGGTGGCGCGGGAACCCCTGCACCTGCCGCACCCCCTGCACCTGCTGCACCCCCCGCAGGAAATGCACCCCCTGCAGCAACTGCACCCCAGCAGCAGATGCACCCCGCCCCCGCAGCAGATGCACCCCCACCCCCGCAGGACGTGCACCCCGGGGGTGCAGCAGGTGCACCCAAACCATCATTTAACCGTCAATTGAACCGTCAGGGAACCGTCAAGCGCGCGAGCGCGCCATCGGTGGACCTGCCCGGCTGGTTGCCGGCAGATGCCTGGGCCATGTTCGACAGGTTTCGCAAGAGCAAGGATTCGAAGGCATGGACCGATGATGCCCGAGAGCTGGCAATCCGAAAGCTTGGGGAACTCCGCGCGTCTGGCCATGACCCGCAGCTCGTGATCGAGCAGAGCGTTTTCCGTGGCTGGACAGGCCTGTTCCCACTCAAGGGGGATTTTCTTGAGCGGCAGCGCCAGGCCACGGCTACCGGGGGCGTTTTCGAGCAAAGCATGAGCGCTGCCCAGGAGGCACGGGCAATGATCTTTGGAGACTCCGATGCGTGAATCTGACTTCGAAAGCTTTTCGCAGATGATCAGCGCGGTCTGCGCGCTGTACGGGAAGCCTGCCTCGTCGCACATGATCGCCATTTGGTGGGGCGCGCTACGCGAGTACGACCTGCAGGGAGTGCGCCACGCGTTCGACAGGCATGTGAAGAACCCGGACAGCGGACAGTTCATGCCGAAGCCCGCTGACGTAATTCGCATGGTGCAGGGCTCCACTCAAGATGCAGCTCTGGTTGCCTGGTCTAAGGTCGACAAGGCGGTGCGGCATGTAGGCCCGTATGCCACGGTTGCTTTCGATGATCCCGTCATCCACGCGGTGATTCAGGACATGGGCGGATGGGTCCAAGTCGGAAGCAAGACGGACAAGGATTGGCCCTTCATCGCCAAAGAATTTGAGACCCGCTACAGGGGCTATCGCCTGCAAGGGTCGGCCGGCGAATACCCGCCATCGCTGGCGGGCATCGCGGAGTCCCAGAATTCCCAGACTGGCTTCCGTTCTCCTCCGCCTGTGCTGATCGGCGATCAGGAGCGCGCGCTATCGGTCATCGCTGGTGGCTCCGTAGCGCCCAAGATCGGCTTTCATCGCATGGAGCCTCCTGCTCTTGCTGCGGTCGCGCCACGGCGCCTGGAGGCAGCATGATCCGCATGACTGCGCGACAGGCGGCAGCCCGTGGGGTAACTCTCAGGAAGCCTGCCTCGCCAGCGAGGCCGAAGGCGCCTGCGCGCCGACGGAGTGGACCCAGCGAGTTGGAGGAGTTGTTCGCGGGTCAGATCAGATACATGGGGTTGTCGTCCGTGACGCGGGAATTCCGCTTCGATTCCGCGCGTCGCTGGCGGTTTGATTTCGCGTGGCCGGATTTGAAGGTCGCCGTCGAGATCGAAGGCGGCGTATGGACGGAAGGCGGTCATACGCGCGGTGCCGGCTATGTCGCCGACCTTGAAAAGTACAACGCCGCTGTCGCTCAGGGATGGCGGCTTTTTCGGTTCCACGAGGGAACGGTCAAGAATGGCGAGGCCATAGCATTGATCGCACCCTTCGTGCGCGCCACAACATATTCACCGGGGTGCATCTGATGGACTGGAATTTTGATGTCGACGGCGCCCTATGGGCCTGCCGGGGCCTTACCCCGACGCAACTCGACGTCTTCATGGCGACGTTTGAGCGGCTGCATGGGAAATATGCGGCCGGCATTTTGTGGCGCATCGGGAAGGCGCGGGGGATCGCGTGGCGGACCTGATGAAGTGGCAAATGCGTGATCCGGCCCTGGTGCTGGAGCGCAAGCAGGAAATGGAAGCGACCGCGCGCCGGCGCATTGTGTTGAAGGTGGATCCGTTCGGATCGATATGGGAAAAGGGGGCGCTTATCATGACGCGGGATGAATCGGATCAGGTCGAGGAACTGATCATGACCTGGTACCGCTGGACGCGAGGATACCGCCCGGAGTTGGGCGATCCGCGCCGTTCGCCGTACGCGCGTGAGACACTCGTTGAGCCGGGCAATCGCGCATGCTCTGACGAGGATCGAGATCTACTGCTGGATACGTCTACCGCGCAACAGGTCGAGCCCTGCATCGATGCGCTGCCGCTGGAGATGCGCGTCGCGATAGGCATCCATGCGGGCAACAAGGAAGCCCGCGCCACGGTCTACCGCAATCCGCGCTATACGGACGAGCAAATGCACCAAGCGTATCAGCGGGCGAAGATTGAGCTTTACCCCCAGTTGCGGCGCCGTGGGCTGATCAAGCTGGCCGCGTAGCAATTAACCACGAATTTGTAATCGTGCTATTGCCAACCCCTGAATGCCCTCTGCATAATTCGAGCCGTTGGGGTAGTTGCGTCCGCAGAAAGCGGACGTGATGGTGTAGAGAGCCGCGTGACGATGAGCCCACCAAGGAAACTTGGTGGGCTTTATCGTTGCCGCTTGGCTCTAACGAGGGGACGCAGTCGTGCTGGACATCCAGATCACTTCGAACATGAAGGATATTGCGCGCCGCATCGATGCGTTCACTGCGAAGCAACTGCCTTTCGCGATGGCTCAGGCGGTCAACCTGACGGCTGAGCGAGTACGCGCCGCTGAGGAGGCCAATATCAAGGCCACCTTCGAGAATCCAACCCTCTTCACACAGAAGTCGGTGGGCGTCAGCAAGGCGCGCAAGTCATCGCGGTGGCCACCATCTTCATCAAGAAGATCGCCGCGGCATATCTGCAGCCCTACGAGGATGGTGGCGTGCACAAGCTGAATAGCCGCGCACTCCTGAATCCCAAGGACGTCAAGCTGAACTCGCACGGTCAGCTGGGCCGCTCGACCCTGGGCAGTCTGAAGGCGCGTCCGGACGTCTTCGTTGGGGCCATCACCACCAGCAGTGGGCAGGTTGTCAATGGCGTGTGGCAGCGGCCGACGAACGTGAAGCGCGTCAGCCTTCTAGGAAAGAATGGCAAGCGCTTGCGAGGGATCAACAAGGCCGACCTCAAGTCGGCCAACCCGCGTGGGCGCCTGAAGCTGCTGATTCGCTTCGGCGATGCGCTACCCGTGAAGAAGCAACTGAAGTTCGGCGCCACCGCGCGCGAAATCGTCGAGCAGCACTTCGCTGGCGACTTCAACCTCGCCTTGTCTCAGGCCCTCCGATCGGCCCGGTGACCCCCCCCACCCCTGGGGGGATGGGTCCCTCCTGGAGGGTCAAGCCACGCGGGCATTGCGCGCCGCGTTTCAGCCCCAGCTCTGGGGTCTAAAAGGTGTTCGCACCTGTTCGCACTATGGCCGCTGGACTATCGATTCGTGAGTTTGCACGGCGTGAGAATTGTTCCGACACGCTGGTGCGCCGCGCAATAAAACAGAGCAGAATCAAGACGTTGGATGATGGGTCGATTGATCCATCCCTGGTTGGATCGGCCTGGCGCCAGGGCAATGCAACCGGTGCGAACAGTGCGAACACGGGTGCGAACACTGTTCGCACTCCTGCGCGGCCTGTTCGCACGGCGCCCGCGGACGCCGCGCTGCCGGTGCACGGCCCCGGCGATGACGAAACTCTGAAAGAGGCGGCTGAGCGGATCCTCGCTGACATCGAGGGTGTCGACTATGCCGAGGCCCTCCGCCGCAAAGAAAACTACCTGGCGCTGCTTCGGCAGCTTGAATATGAACAGAAATCCGGTGCGCTGGTCGAACTTACGATCGCCCAGGGCGTCCTCTTCGAAGCCTTTCGCGGGCAGCGCGACGCGTGGCTGAATTGGCCAGTGAAGGTCGGGCCGCTGCTGGCGGCCGAGCTGGGCATCGAGGAGGCCGACCGCGTCGTCGAAGCATTAACCGCGCATGTCCACAAGCAAATCACAGACCTCGGGGAGCCGGCCGCCGACTTCGCAACAGGGGAAACGTGATGTGCTGTGGCGCGCCGTGCGCCAGGCATGGACGCCGCCCCCTCGCATCAGCGTGCCGGAATGGGCCGACCGGTACCGGAAGCTGGCCAAGGAAGCCGGCAGCACGTCCGGCAACTGGTCGACCAGCACCGTAGAGGTAGCCCGCGGCCCTATGCTGGCGGTCACGGAGCCGGGCGTCCACGTTGTTACGGCGATGGTCAGCACTCAAATGCTGAAAACTGCGCTGCTTGAAAACACGTTCGGGTTCTTCGCGCACCTGGATCCGTGCCCGATGCTGCTCCTGCAGCCTAAAGAGGATGCGGCGGAGCAGTTCAGTAAGGAACGGATCAGCCCGCTGATACGGGTGACGCCGGCCTTGCGTGAACTGGTGGGAACCAGCAAGACGCGAAACGCCGACGAGACACTGCTGTTCAAGTCGTTCCCGGGCGGGTTCCTGGCGCTCGCTGGCGCCGGCAGCCCGGACAACCTGGCACGCCGTCCCGTCCGCGTCATCCTTGCCGACGAAGTCGACAAGTACCCGGTGACCCGCGAAGGGGATCCGATTGCGCTTGCCGAGGAACGGACCGCTAGCTTCGGTGCAAACTGGCTCTCCGTCCGCGCATGCTCGCCGACCGTACAGGATGAGAGCCGGGTCGAGAAGAGCTATCTGTCGTCCGACCAACGCCGTGCGTCGGTGTGCTGCCCCGGCTGCGGCCACCGGCAGTTTCCGGACTTCTTTCGGCACGTCGACTGGAAGAAGAACAAGGACGAAAAGGGAAATGTGCTGGAGCACTTCCCCAAGACTGCGCGAATCTTCTGCGAGGCCTGCGGCCTGGGCTGGTCGGAGGGCGAGCGCCTGAAAGCGCTGCAGACGGCCCGCTGGCATCAAACCCGGGCGTTCAGTTGCTGCGGGCACCGCCATGTGCCGCTGGAAATGTATGACCGCGCCTGGCGGGATGCCGAGGCCGCGGACCCGGGCAGCGGCGGCATCGCCGCCGTGGACGTTGTATGGGATTGGTGGTCGAGTGACCGGCATGCCGTCTACCGGGCCAAGTGTCCCGAATGCGGCAACTGGGCAATCGATAACACGCATGCAGGCTTCCAGGCGAGCAAGTTGTATTCGCCTTGGTCCAAGGATAAGCCCTCCGATATCGCGGCAAAGTGGCTGGCGGCCAAAGACGATGAAGACCTGAAGCAGGCCTGGTGGAATACCCAGATGGGGATGCCCTACCGGCCGCATAGCGGGAAGGACCTCGACCTAGAGGCGCTCGCTGCGCGCGGCGAGGTCTGGCCCGCACCGGTGCCTTTCGGCGCTGGGTTGCTCACGGCAGGGCTGGACGTCCAGGGGGACCGGGTCGAATGTGAGATCGTGGCCTGGGGAAGAGATGAAGAGAGCTGGTCGGTTGATTATGAAGTCTTCGAAGGGGATCCGGAAACGCCGGAGCTTTGGGAGCGGGTCGACGCCTATCTCCTGAAGACCTGGTATCGGTATGACGGACGGCCGTACACGGTCTCGGCGGCATGTATCGACTCCGGAGGTCACAGCACGCAGCGCGTGTACGACTTCGCGAAGGCTCGGCTAGGTCGTCGGGTTTATGCGATCAAGGGGGAATCCGCGCGGAACGGTCAGCGGTCGCCGGTCTGGCCGACGAAGGTTCCGACGCGGCGCAACAAGGCAACGTATCGCCCGACGATCATCGGCGTGAACTCGGCCAAAGACACCATCCGGAACCGCCTGGCGAAGGACCTGCCTGGCCCCGGGTATATGCACTTCCCGGCTGACCGGGACCTTAATTATTTTGCGCAGTTGACGTCTGAACGCATCGTCGTGAAGGAGGCGAGCGGCCACAAATACCGGATCTGGGAGCTCCCGCCCGGCCGCGCCAATGAAGCGCTCGATTGTCGGGTGTACGCCTATGCCGCGCTGTGCGCTCTTATCCACTTCGGCCTGCGCCTGAATCGCACGGTCGATGATCTGGCGGAGGTGCTGCACGGCGCGCCGCCCGCGCCCGAGGCCCCGAAGCCAGCCGAAGGGCAGAAGGCGGAATCGCGGCAACCGAGCGTCAAGGTGATCGGCCAGGAAACCGCGAAGTCGCGCGTCAGCAAACTTGCATAACGAGGAACGCCATGAGCGTCTATGAAGGAATGAGCAGGTCCGACCTGCAGGCGCGCTTGGCGGCACTCCAGCAGGCCTATTTTGATCTGCTCTCAGGAAAGCAGGTCGCGTCTGCCAGCTACGGGCAGTCCGACGGTTCCAAGGCTGTCACCTACCGCGCCGCGGACCTGTCTCGCCTGCAGGGCGAGATTGCCATGCTGCAACAGATGCTCGGCATCGTCCCCCGCGCGCGTCGCCAGATCAAATTCGTAATTCGCTGATGGACACCACCGTAAAGATTCTCGACCAGCACGGCAAGCCATTCGCGCCGCGCCGCGGGTCTATGCTGGCGCCTGGCAGCAATACGCCCTATGACGCGGCCGACCAGCATGGTGGCCACGTCCGTGATTGGCAGCCTTACCTGTGGTCTCCCGACGGCGAGATCAACATGTACCGCGACCGGCTCACGGCGCGGACGCGTGACCTTATCCGTAATGACGGATGGGCGACTGCGGCTGTCATGCGGACAGTGGACAACGTGATTGGGCCGGATTTTCGCCCAATTTCGAAGCCAGACTATCGCTGGTTGCAGCGGGCAACAGGGAACAAGGCATTCGATCACGTCTGGGCCGATGAGTATGGCCAGGCGGTTGAGGCGAACTGGCGGACCTGGGCTCACGATCCTGGTTTCTATTGCGATTCCGAGCGGGCGCTGAATTTCCCGCAGATGATGCAGTTGGAATTTCGGCACCAGTTGATCGACGGTGATTCACTGGGCATGCTGCACTGGCTGCCGGAGCGCCTGGGCCCTGGTCGTGCCCGGTATGCAACGGCGCTGCAGGTGTTGGATCCGGATAGGCTGTCGAACCCGCAACTGCAGTTCGACCAGCAGGCCCTGCGCGGTGGTGTGGAGGTGGACGAATACGGTGTAGCGGTGATGTACAACATCCGGCGCGCACATCAGGGCGACTGGTTCAACGCCGCCAAGTCAGTCCAGTGGGATCGAATCCCTCGGGAGACGGCGTGGGGGCGTCCGATCATCGTCCATCATTTCGATCATGATCGGGCGTCTCAGCACCGCGGCATCGGTTTCCTCACCCCGGTACTTCAGCGTTTCAAAATGCTGATCAAGTACGACTCGACTGAGTTGGACGCCGCGATCATCAACGCGTTCTTCGCTGCCTACATTCAGAGCCCTTTTGACCCTAGCCTGGCGGAAGAGGCGCTTGCTGGCAGCAATGACGTCAGCAAGTACCAGGAGGACCGCGCTGCGTATCACAACGATCGGCGCATCCGGCTTGGCGACGTCGGCATGACGCATCTTTACCCGGGCGAGACGATCGGCACGGTGGCGCCCAGCCGGCCCAGCGGGAATTTCCCGGCATTCGAAAGCGCGATGCTGCGCAACTTTTCGGCCGCGACGGGTTTGGCCGCTCAGCAGATCAGCCAGAACTGGGCGGAAGTCAACTACAGCGCGTATCGGTCGGCGATGCTCGAAGCATGGAAGACCTTCGCGCGCCGGCGTGCGGGGTTTGCATCAGGCAATGCGCAGCAGATCTACGGCGCATGGCTCGAAGAGTCCATGGACGTGGACGACTATCCGATGCCCGCGGGAGCTCCTGATTACATCGAAGCGCGCGCGGCGTACGCGCGCGCGAAATGGATGGGACCCGGCCGCGGCCTGGTAGACATCGTCAAGGAACGGCAGGGCGCGATCATGGGTATCGATGCCGGCCTGTCATCCCTTGAGGATGAATGCGCGGAAACCGCGGGCCAAGACTGGCGCGATGTCGCTGACCGTCGCGCGATTGAGCGTGAGCGCTATCAGCGGCTCGGGCTGCCGATCCCTGCGGCACTCCAGGGTGTCGACGCGAAGGAGGCGAGCAAGCCCCCGGAGGAACAGTAATGCGGTTTGCACATCTATATCAGCGGCTGTTCAACACGCCGCTCGCAATTCGCCAGGAAAAGGCTGAAGTCATCATGGCCGCACTGGCGGAGCGGCTGGGTATCAGCCACATCGGCCGGGCTGCCGGCTCTATGCCTAAGCCCATGGCGTTTGACGACTGGGAGGAGGATTATTCCAGCCCTGGCGCCACGGTTCGGGATCTCGGCTACGACATGATCGGGGACACCGCGGTCGCGCGCATCCCAGTACATGGCACCCTGGTCCAGAAACTGGGGAGCCTGCGACCCTATTCCGGCATGACCGGCTACGACGGAATTCGGCAGGCGATCCTGACTGCGCATTCCGATCCCAAGGTCAAGGCCATCGTCCTCGACGTTGATTCGCCTGGTGGCGAGGTGGCAGGCTGTTTCGACTTGGTCGACACCATTTACAGCCTGCGCGGGGAAAAGCCTATCTGGTCGATTCTGACGGAATCGGCCTACTCGGCTGGCTATGCCATCGCCAGCGCTGCCGACCGGATCATCGTTCCTCGTACGGGCGGAGTGGGCTCAATCGGCGTCATCACCATGCACGTGGACTGGTCCAAGGCCCTCAGCGAGGCCGGCGTGGCTGTGACGTTCATCACCTACGGCGACCGGAAGGCCGACTTCCACCCCGAAATTCCGCTGTCGCCGGAGGCTCTTGCCGCCGCGCAGGCGGACATCGACACCATGGGCGAGCTGTTTGTCAGCACCGTCGCCCGCAACCGAAACGTCGCGGCCGATGCTGTCCGCGACACACAGGCCGCTTGCTTTATGGGGGCGGCCGGCGTCAGCCGCGGCCTGGCGGACGCTGTTATGGCGCCCGACGCCGCATTCATGGCCCTGCTGGACGAGCTGGCCGATTAATCAACCTGTGAGAATACCTCTATGAGCAAGAAATCCCTGGTCGCGCCGTTCGCTTCCCTGCTGGGCCTTGGCCGTGCACGCGCCGAAGATCCGTCGAACGATGACGATGAGCGCAAGCAGCGCGAGGACGAATCCGACGCGGACTATGCCAAGCGCATGGAAGAGTTGGACGACAAAGAGAACGCCGCGCGTGCTGACGACGAAGACACGGATGACGAAGCGAGCCGCGCCGAGTCGGAAGACGGCGATGACGACGACAAGAAAGACGACAAGGAAAAGGCGGCCCGCGCGCAGGAGCGCACGCGTTGCGCCCGCATCATCGCGCACGGGGTGAAGATCGGCGCAGTGAATCAGGCCGGGGTCTTTGCCTTCGACACCACGATGTCGGCTGCCTCCGCGATCTCCGCCCTGAACGCCGGCCGTGCAGACGCTGGCACGGCCGCCAAGAAACCCAGCCTGACCGAACGCATGGCAGGGGCCCGGACGCCGAACCCCGGCGCCAGCGCTGGCGGCAGTGGCGCGCAGTTGACCGTCGCCGAGCAGATCGTCCTGGCGGGTAAGAAACGCCGCGGCGAAGCCTGACCCATCGTTCCAATTCTGAATTCGTAAAGGAGCACTTTCTATGACGCTCACCGTCAATACGATTGGCGACAATCCTCAGGTCCCCGGCATTCGCGCCGAGACCTACGTCCCGGACCAATTGATCGCCGGCAACCTGAAGCTGGTTACTCAGCCGATCATCGTCGCCTCCGGCAATCTCAAGCGGGGTTCGGTGCTGGGGATGGTCTCCACCAACAACGCGATCGCCCAGGCCGGCGACGACAATGCCGGTAACGGCACGTTCGGCACCATCACGGTCGGCGCGGCCGCGAAGGCCGGCAACTACCTGCTGACCGCGACGGTTGCTACCACCTTCTCGGTAGTGGACCCCGAGGGCAACGCTCTGCCGAATGTCACTGTCGGCACCGCCTACTCGCAGGGCGGCCTGGGCTTCACCATCACCGCTGGCGGTACCGCCTTCGCTGCGGGTGACACGTTCGTCATCGACGTGACCGATGCGGTGGGTCAGTTCATCCTGTCGGTGAAGACTGCCAGCGACGGGAGCCAGACGCCTTCCGCCATCCTGGTGGACGACGTCGACGCGACGGGCGGCCCGGTCACGGCCGGCGGCTATGTCATGGCCGAGGTGAATGCCCGTGCGCTGCACTACGACGCGTCGTGGACCATCCCCACGCTCACCGCGGCCCTGCGCGCCAACTCGATTTTCGTCAAGTCCTCGGTCTCCGCCGCGGATCCCACTTAACCGTACCTGACCGCCCACACAAAGACCCCGCTTCGGCGGGGTTTTTTTATGGGCCTTCGCGTTATATCCCTGGAGATGAGGAATGCCCTCTTTCGTGTATGACACCAACGACCTGATCCAGGTCGTTCCCAATTTGAAGGTCGCACAGACCTTCCTGCTGGACAAGTTCTTCCCGAACATCGTCACGTCCGATTCCGAGTTCGTGTCCATCGACGTGGACGTCGGCAAGCGTCGGATGGCGCCGTTCGTGTCGCCGTTGGTGGAAGGCAAGCTGGTCGAACAGCGCCGCATCCAGACCAACACCTTCAAGCCGGCCTACATCAAGGACAAGCGCGCTCCGGATCTGCGTAAGCCGGTGCGCCGCATGATCGGCGAACGTATCGGCGGCGATTTGAAGGGTATCGAGCGGGAACAGGCCAATCTCGAATTCGAGATGACCGATCAGATCGACATCCTGAACCGCCGTCTCGAATGGATGGCGGCCTCTGCGCTGCTGCACGGCTCGGTCACCATCGAGGGCGAAGGCTTCGAAACCGTCGTCGTAGACTTCGGCCGCGATGCTGACCTGACCGTGGCCCTGACGGGAGGCCGTCAGTGGACGCCCGCCAATGTGGTCGCAGGCACGGCAACGCCCTGCGACGACATCGAAGCCTGGCAAATGCGGATGCTGAAAAAGTCCGGCGCCAAGGTTACCGAGATCGTCTTCACCACCAGTTCGTGGGCCGGGTTCATCAAGGACGAGAAGCTGAAGGGCGCCATTGTGTTCCCGGCGCAGGCACCTTACGGCAACCAGATCAATCCGGGTGCCCAGATCGAACAAGGCGCGGTCTACAAGGGCAAGTGGGGCCAGTATGACCTGTGGGTCTACAACGACTGGTTTGTGGATGAAAACGACGTCGAACGGCCCATGCTGAACGATGGTGACGTCATCCTGTCCGGCCCGAACCTGCAAGGTACGCGCGCCTTCGGCCAGATCCTGGACCCGGCCTTCAACTACGAGGCGCTGCCGTTCGCCCCGAAGACCTGGGTCGAGAATGATCCGGCGCAGCGTCTGATCCTGATGCAGTCCTCGCCGATCGTCATCCCCAGCCGCGTCAACGCCTCGCTTTCCGCCAACGTCTGCCCGCCGCTGGAGGATTGATGAGCGCAACGCCTCCCAATGCAGAAAAGGGGGCCGGGCGCCTGGTGAAGGCGACCGTGGCCCGTGGGCGTACGGTCTTCGACCACGACGGTAAGCGTCGCGTGGCGGGCGAGGAGGTCCAGTTGCCGGGCCCCGACGTGGCGCGCCTGCGCAAGATCGGGTTCCTGGTCGATCCGGACAAGCCGCCTGTTCGGCTGGACGTCGGGCCCAGCTTCGGCTCCTACGCCGGCCCGCAAATCCGACGGGGCTGACATGGTGGACTTCGACCAGGTCAACCTTGCCGTGAACGGTGCTTTCGGCGAGGCCCTGGTCTATCAGCCAGCCGCCGGCGGCGTGCCGCGCACGATCGACGGGGTCTTCACCGACGCCTACAAGATGGCGTTCCAGGACGGGCAGGGCGGCGTCGGGTGGACTACCACGTCGCCCAGCGTCGGCGTGCGCTTGGCAGATCTGCATGCACCGCCGGCGAAGGACGATCGGATCACCCGCGTCAAGACCGGCCAGACTTATTTGGTGTTCGACCAAAAGCCTAACGGCATCGGCTGGACGCATATTGAGCTGAAGAAGACCTCATGACCACCACCAACCAACTCCGGGCGCTCGCCGTCCAGGCGCTGGCCGGCGTCACGGCCGCTGGCGCGCGGGTCTATTCCCCGCGTGATCAAGCGACTTGGGACGGCGAATATCCCGTCCTGTTCGTCCACACGAACGACGAAGATGGCGTGTCTTTCGGCCGCAACGGGGCGCCGGCGTTCACGGTGACTTCTACCCTGGTGGTCCAGGGCCGCGCGGCTCACCCCGGCGCGCCGGACGATGCCGGCGCCGCGGCGTTGCAGGTGGTACTTGAGGATCTCCGCGACCAGATCAAGGCGGCTGTCATCAACTACACCCCGCTGATGGCTGAACTCAACCAGTTCTCTTCCTTCCGCACGCGCATCGCCTCCGGCCCCGGTGAGGCCGGTGACCACCTCGGCACGATCACGGTCGAGTTGGGGCTCGAATTCGTGCAGGGCCCCGAAGATTTCTTCCCTGTCCCTGCGGTACCGCTGACCGGCGTTGATGTCCGGATCCAAGAGCCCGACGGCACTGCCGTGCCAGGACTGACCATCGATCTTCCCCAGTAAGGAGTGACGTATGTACGTCAAACCCAGCCCCGGTCTTCGAGTCTACGACCCGGAGCGTAAGCAATTCATGCCGGATGAAGGCATGTCCGTTAGCGACACCGACTTGTACTGGGCCCGCCGGCTCCGTGACAACGACGTCGAGAAAGCCACGCCGACCACCACCCAGGCCACCGCTGTTGCCGTCGCTGCCGACTCGGCCGCCGCCAATGACACGGCCGCGACCAAAGGGGCCACGAAGTGACCGTCCAGTTTCCCAATATTCCGCAGAACATCCGGGTCCCGCTCTTCTATGCGGACCTGGATCCCAGTCGCGCCAACACCGGCCAAATCAATCAGCGCGCGCTGATCATCGGCCAGATCACGTCGGCCGGCGCCGGCGTGGCAAACAAGCCCGTGATCTCTCAAGGGGCTACCGAGGCCAAAACCATCGGTGGCCAAGGCTCGATGCTGGCACTGCAGACGCAGGCATACCGCGCGCGGGACTCGTTCGGCGAGGTTTGGTACCTGCCGCTGGCGGACGACGAGGACGCCGTAGCCGCGTCCGGGTCCATCAACTTCACCTCCGCGGCGACCGCCACGGGAGTGCTGTCGCTGTACATCGCGGCCTTCGCCGGTTCGCCGGTGGTATCCCTGGTCTGCACGTCGACGATGACGGCCGCCAATCTGGCGACGGCGCTGGCGGCCCAAATCAATGCCCAGCCCGACCTGCCGGTGACGGCCGCCGTTGACGCGACCACCACCTCGAAGGTCAACCTGACGGCCAAAAACAAGGGTCTGGCAGGCAATGACATCGACATCCGCCTGAATTACTACGGCGCGCAGAACGGTGAGTCGACCCCGGCCGGCTTGGTCGCGGCAATCACGCCCATGGCTGGTGGCTTGGTCAACCCGTCGCTGACTGCCGCCCTGGCCAACTTGGGCGACCAGCTGTTCGATTTCATCGTTATGCCGTACACGGACGCGACGTCCCTGAACGCGGTCAAGGCCTTCCTGTCGAGCACGACTGGCCGGTGGAGCTGGTCGCAGCAGTTGTACGGGCACGCATTCAGCGCCTTCCGGGGCACGCTGGCCGCCTGCCAGACGTTCGGCGCCGCGCGCAATGACGAGCACGTCTCGGTGATGGGTTTCAACGATTCGCCGACGCCGTCGTGGATTCTGGCGGCGGACTTGACGGCCGCGGCGGCAGTGTCCTGCCGGGCGGACCCGGCGCAGCCGATGCAGACCGTGGCGCTGGCCAGCTTCCTGCCACCGCCGATCGAGTCGCGCTTCCCGCTGACCGACCGGAACACGTTGCTGTACACGGGCATCAGCACCTTCACCGTCGGCGATGACGGTACGGTGGCGCTGGAAAACGTGATCACCACTTATCAGAAGAACAGCTTCGGCCAGGCCGATGACAGTTATCTGGAAGTCGAGACCATGCACACGCTGACCGCGGTGCTGCGCCGCCTGAAATCGGTGGTCACCACCAAGTACGCGCGCAAGAAGCTGGCGGCCAACACCACGCGGCCGGCGCCGGGCTCGAACATCGTCACGCCGAACATCATCAAGGCTGACCTGATCGCCGACTACCAGTCGATGCAAGACGACGACGGCTGGGTCCAAGGGGCAGAGGTTTTCGCCCAAGGCCTGGTGGTGGAACAGGACACGAACAACCCCAACCGGGTCAACGTGCTGTATCCGGCCGTGCTGATCGACCAGTTGCGGATCTTCGCCCTGCTGATGCAGTTCACCAACAACGTGCCGACCGCCGCGACCGCCTAACGGCCCGCGCCGCATCGCATCAGGCCGCTTTCGGGCGGCTTTTCTCATTTCAGGAGCCGCAATATGGCAAACCTACTCGCCGGCACCGCGCAGATCACGGTGGACGGCACCTCCTACATGTTGGAGGGCGCAGCGAAATACAACCCCTCGTCCGTGCGGCGCGAGACGCTCATGGGCATGGACGGCTACCACGGGGTGAAGGAGACACCCGTGGCCGGTTCGATCTCTTTCACCGGGCGCGATTCGGGCGACCTGACGGTCTCCTACTTCAACACGATCCGTAATGCGACCGTGGTCCTGCAGTTGGCCAACGGCAAGACGGTGGTCGGCCGAAACATGGCATGCGTGGACGCCCAGGAAGTGGATACCACCGAAGCCACCTTCGATCTGAAGTTCGAAGGCCCCTCCGTAACTGAGCAAACCGCGGGCTGACATGGCGAAAAAACAGGAACTCCAAGACGAATGGCAAATGCCATTGCGCAAGAGCGTTTCCCTCAAGGACGACAAGGGAAACATCACCGAGACCTTCGACCATCTGGATCTCCGCGAGCCGATGGTCGAAGAGGTCGAAGATTTCTGGAAGCGCGCAACCAAAGAGCCGCTCGGTGCCGTCCGGTATCTCATCGCCCGCGTATCCGGCGCGCCCCTGTCGGTCGTCGCCAAGATGGGCGCACGTGACTTCACGGCCGCCCAGAAATACCTGACCGCCTTCTTTACGGACGACGAGGACGGTGACGATGCCGATGACTCGGAGGGGGGCGAGGGAAAGTAGGTCGGCTGCCTTCGGAGTGGGAGCTGAAGGTAGCCTGGACGGCCAAGTACTACGGGTGGCAACCGTCCGAAGTGAAAGTATTGAAACTCTCTGAGGTCAACGCCTGGTACGAACGTGCCAGGGAATTGGACAGACGCTATGGCTAACGATCTGGTATTCCGTATCACCGCGGTGGATGCTGCGACCAAGGTGGCGAAGAACATCGAGTCGTCATTCGCGAAGATCACTGGCCCCATCTCGAAGGTGACGAAGCGCCTGGCCAGTGCTGGCAAGGTGGGGACGAAGGCATTTGCGAAGCTGGACGCGAGCATGAACGCGGTCGCCCAGTCTGCGCGGACGGTGTCGGACCGGGTGGCCTCGATCATTCCTGGGATGACCGCGCTCACCGGCTTGGCGAGCGTGGCCGGTGTTGGCGCGCTCGCTGAGCGCTGGGGGAACTTTGGTTTCACTTTGGCTCGCACGTCGCGGCAGCTTGGGATGTCTGCCCAAAGCCTTCAGGCCTGGCACTATGCGGCCCAGCGCGCTGGCGTCACGGCCGAGCAGTTCGACCAAAGCATGGTCTCTTCCCAGAACACCATCCGGGAGGCGGCCTTCGGCGCTAATCCGCAAGCCATGATGCTGATGTCGCGGCTGGGCGTGCAAATTTCCCGCGGCAAAGATGGGCAGATCGACTATCAAAAGACTCAGCAGGACCTTCTGGCGGCGCTCGGAAAGGTTAAGAACCCCGCCGGGCAACGGACTGCGGCCGATGCCCTGGGCCTGGGCGCGCTTCTGCCGATGGTACAGCGCGGCACCTACAATTCCGACCGACAGCAGGCAATTGCGAACGGGTATGCCCCGAGCGACGATGCGATTCAGCGCGCCGCAGGGTTCCGTGACCGCTTGAATGACCTGAAGTCGTCCGCCGAGGCGCTCGCCAACACCATCGGCGATAAGCTGGTCCCGGTGCTGACGCCCATGGTGGAGAAGATTTCCAACTGGCTGTCCGAGAATCGCGTCGATATCGCCACTCGGTTCGCTGACGCCGTCGGTAAGTTCACCGCATGGATTAACAGCGTCGACTGGGCCGGCTGGTACGAGCGTGTCAACAAGATTGCGGATGCCTTCGGAGGGTGGGGTAATGTTCTGCGCGACATTGTCGCGTTGAAGATTGCCGGGGTTTTCCTTGGCTGGTCCGGCGCTCTGGTGGGGCTCATTGCCAATCTCAAGGTCGCGACGACGTCGATGGCTGCCCTTCGCGGGGCTGCCGCGGTAGGTGCTGCCGGCGAGGCTGGCGCTGCGGCTGCCGGTACGATAGGTTTGGTTCCGGCGTTGGGAGCGACGGCGCTGGCGGCTGGAGTCGTTGCCGCACCATTCGCTATTGCTGGATCGGCCGTCTACGCCAAGATGACGCAGACGGAAGAGGGGATAAAGCAGCGTATCGCGGATCGGGAAGCACGGATCAAGGAATTGGATCAGCTGATCCAATTGGACGGCGGCAACGCGGCAGGCGTCGCGCGGTATACGGCGGAGCGGGCGGAGCTGCAGAAGGGTGTCGACGAGTGGAAAGCAAAGCTGCAGGTGGTCCAGGCTGCTGCAAACTCGAAGGATCCGCTGGGAATACGCACGAACAACCCGCTGAACATTCAGCCCAACGGTCAGCAAAATATCTACGCCAGCCCCGAGGAAGGCCTCGGCGCTGCGGCGTCGTTGCTGCGCCGCAAGTACAGCGGGTTGACGCTCGCCGAGATCGCCGAGAAGTGGACGGGCGGAGCCGCCGCGGGCGCCACGCCGGCGGAGCGGGGAAATTATGTCCGGATTTTAGAACGGGCGACGGGCCTGACGGCCAATCAGCGTCCGGATCTCAGCAACCCGACGATGCTTTCGGCGCTGATCAAGGGGCAGGTCAAGGCCGAGAATGGCCAGCAGCCTTACTCGGACGACCAGATCGCCGCCGGCATCCGGATCGCGGACGGCGCTGCCGCGCCGCCGCCGGGAGCACTGGCCGCGGCTGGCAGCGAGGATAGTCACGACCGGTTGGTAGACGCGCTGTCGACCGCGCTCCAACGGGCCCCGTTGAACCTGAACGTCACTGCGCCAGTTGGCACTCGGGTAGATACCGATGATCAGCGCGCAGCCCGGATCAATCACGCAATGCCCGCAGGAAATCTCCCATGAGCACGTCCCAGATCCTGGACGTCGTCGGCAGCATCGGCGGCGTAGCTTCGGCCGTCGATAATCTGTTTGGTCCAGCCGCTGGCAGTTGGGAAGCATCGCTGCAGCAGGCGTCTTTGGGTGGCGTGCCATTCGGTGTCAATGAGGCGCGTGTAAGCGCCGGCCGACAGCAGGCCATCCACGTCTATCCAAACCGCGATGAGGTCTGGGTAGAGGATATGGGGAAGCAGGCGCGCCGCTTCCGTGTAAATGGCTTCCTAGTAGAAAACAGCTTTGCCTATGGCGGCGGCGGGGTGGTCGGCCAACGCGAGCGGATGCTGGCGGTCTGTGAGTCAGCCATTCCCAACACGCTGGTGCATCCGACGTTCGGCACGGTGAAGAACGTTCGCTGTATCGGAAATGTGGAGTTCAGCGAGCGCAAGGATCTGGGTCGCGTCTTCGAGTTCACCCTGGTTTTGATAGTCACGGGAGAGCGGAAATACCCTGGGACGACGCAATCTACTCAAGATGCGGTCAAGGCCGCTGCCGAGAAAACCAGGTTGGAAGCGCTGGCCGATTTTGCCAAGAACGTGGCCACCACGATCCAGAAGGGTGCCGCGATTGTTCAGCAGGCGGTTTCGACCGCAGTGGGTTTCTATCAGCGGGTTATTGGCATTGTCAATAACGTGCGCCGTGTCTTCAACGCCGTATCGACTCTCGCGGGGAACTTCGGACGCTTATTTGGTGGCGGCAATAAAGGGTATGACGCGAGCAACCCGACCGCCGGGCGGTCCAGCACTTCGGCTGACCTGCTCGCGGCCAGCGCCGCCGCGAGTGCAGGCGTGGCCGTGGCCGGCGCAGCATTCCAGACTGCAGCCGCGAATGTCAGCGACACGGACGCATATGGCGTCGCGGCGACGGGTCTCGTAAGTGCGGTGGCGCACACGGCCACCAATCCGGCGGATAGTTTGGACATGCTCTCGGAGTTGGCGCGATATATGCCGGAGTCGACCACGACTGGGTCGCCGATAGGGCAGGCGATGGCCAGTATGGAGCAGGCCTCTGGCGCCTATCTTCGCCGCATTGCGATTGCGGCCCTGGCGGAGGCCGTCACGGCGTATCAGCCTGCCTCGCAGGACGATGCCGTGGCGGTGCAGACATCCATCACCACGATTCTGGACGTCGAAATCTTGACCGCTGCCGACGCCGGCGACGATTCGAGCTACGACGCGCTGCGGACGCTTCGCCAGACGGTAGTGGCCGATTTGCAAGCACGCGGCGCTGATCTCGCCACCATGAGCAGCTTCGCATTCAACGGCTCACTGCCCGCGCTTGCTCTCGCCAATCGCATATATCGCGACCCCGCGCTAGCGGACAGTTTGGTCCGGCAGGTTGATCCCATCCATCCGGCGTTTATGCCGACGAGCTTTGAGGCCTTGGCAACGTGAGTGACGATGAACTGACGTTACGGGTGTCCACGTGCACACGTAAGGCCGGAGGTTACGCGCTGTCCAATCCTCGCACGCTGGCCGGGTGGCAGGAAGTACGGTTTACGCGAGGGATTGAGCGGATGCCGTCGGATTTTCAGGTCACCATGACCGAGAGATATCCGGTGGCGGACCCTGCCGAAGTGCTGGTGCAGCCGGGTGACTATTGCGAGGTATTCCTCGGGGCTGACCATGTGTGTACAGGTTGGATCGATAGGGTCATGCCCAGCATTGGGCCTGGAGCGCACCAGGTGGTAATCACCGGGCGGAGCAAGTGCGCGGACTTGGTCGATTGTGCCGCCGTGCACGATGGCTTTCAGATATCAAACTCGAATGCGCTGGCGATTGCGCAAACGCTTTGTAAGCCGTTCGGTGTCTCCGCCACCTTGGCGCCAGGCACGAACCAGGGCGGGGTGGTGCCGCAGTTGGTGATCTTGGCCGGCGAATCAGCTTTCGAGATCATCGAACGAGTGTGCCGGTATCAGGCCATCTTGGCTTATGACACGCCGGCCGGCGATCTCCTGCTGTCAGGCATTGGTCTGGAGGCGGCCGCGAGCGGCTTTGAGGAGGGCGTGAATGTCGAGCGGGCCGCCGCTGTCTACTCCCAAGATCAGCGGTACAGCGACTATTACGCGCTGTACCAGGGCATCGACCTGTTTACGGATGTCGGTGGCGCAGCGAACCAGATCGCGCATCTGGTCGACAAAGGGGTTCAACGGTACCGACCATTGATCGTGCTCTCCGAGAGCATGATCGGTGGGAGCGTCATCGCGGAAAAGCGCGCGCAGTGGGAGTTGTCCCGTCGCGCAGGGCGGTCCTATGTCGTCCGGTTGGAAACGGATTCCTGGCGTGATTCGGCTGGCAGACTGTATTCGCCCAATACGCTGGTGCCGCTCGTATTGCCGACGCTGAAGCTGGGGACGCCGGCCGCGCCGGCGACGTGGCTGATATCGGAAGTGTCCTACAAGCGCGGGCGTGGTGGAACGAGCTGTGACTTGATACTGATGCCGCCGGACGCCTTCAAATTACAGCCGTTTACCTGGGTCCAGTTCGGCCCAGATCAAGGCATAGGATGACCCGTGGAAGCAATGATGCAACGTCTCTTTCGCCGCATTCAGATGCTGGCGGGCCGTGGGCGTATAACCCAAGTCGATGATTCCGGGCCAGTCCAGATGCTGCAGGTGAAGGCCAGCGGCCTGGAGTTGGCGGATAAGCGGGCGCGGCTCCAGGAATTCGGCCTGACGTCCCATCCTCCCGTCGGGGCGGATGCTGCCTTCATCGCGCTCGCGGGCGATCGCACTGCGGTGTCTGTCGTCGGAACCAACCACCAGGGCAGCCGCCCGCGCGGCCTGGCCGAGGGCGAAACGAAGCTGTACAGCCAGGATGGCAAGTTCGTCTATCTGACGGCCGCCGGCGGCATCGTAGTTGAGGCGGAAGGTCAGGACGTCGTGGTGAACAACGCCAGGAATGTCACCTGGAACCTGAGCGGGAAGCTCACCATCGTGGCGCCTGGCGGGATCGACTTCCAGACCCCAATGGTGAAGGCAACCGGTGATATGCAGGATAACTACGAGACGAACGAAAACACGATGGCCGAGATGCGCCAGATCTATGACGTCCACACCCATCCGGTGAAGAACGTGCAATCCGGATCCAGCACGGTCACCTCTGATGCCCCGATGCAAAAGCAATGAGCGATATCACTATCCAATGGGACTCGGCCGTATCCCGCGGGGACTGGATCCTGGCCGATGGCGACCTGCTGACGGGAAGCGACCTTGTCACGTCCATGCTTCTGAGCCTTTTCACCGATGCCATGGCGGCACCGGACGACGTCATCCCCGACGGTACCGGCGATCCGCGGGGATGGTGGGGCGACCAGTTCGAACCTGACGCGCCGATCGGCAGCAAGCTTTGGCTGCTCGACCGGGAGAAGCAGACCCAGCAGACCCTGAATCGCGCATACGACTACATCGCCGAGGCCCTGCAATGGCTGATCGACGACGGGGTTGTGGGCCGCTTCGACATACAGGTGCAGTGGGTGCGCGCGTCTTTCTTGGGGGCGCAGGTCATGGCTTACGCACCATCCGGTGCGCCCCTGTACACCGGCCAATACCTCTGGGCCTGGAAAGGAATCACCTGACATGCCGTTTTCCCGTCCTACGCTGTCAGACCTGCGCAACCAGGTTATGGCAGACATCAATGCGACCCTGTCGGGCGCAAATTCCTTCCTGCGTAAGGCTGTTCTGCGTGTGTTGGCCACCGTGCAGGCCGGCCTCGCGCACTTGCATTATGGCTACCTAGACTGGATCTCGAAACAGGCGGTCCCCTGGACCGCGACGGATGAATACCTGTCCGCGTGGGGTGCACTGAAGAACGTCTATCAGAAGGACGCGGTCGCCGCTGTGCTGACGGTGCAATTCCAAGGGACAGTAGGGACGCTCCTGAGTAGTGGCATCAACATGATGCGCCAAGACGGCGAAACCTACACCATCGAGGATTCAGCTACCGTAGGCGTCGATGGCACCGTAACCGTGACCGTGCAAGACACGGTCGCGGGCGCTGCAGGCAATGCAGAAGCCGGCACTGCGATGACGCTGTCCACGACCGTGGAGGGCATCCAGTCCACTGGCGCCGTTGTCATCACGGTAACCACCGGTATTGATGTCGAGACCGCCGATGCATTCGGGTCGCGCGTTATTGCCGCGTTCCAGACGACGCCCCAGGGCGGGGATGAGGGCGACTATGTGGCTTGGGCCCTGGAAGTCCCAGGCGTGACGCGCGCTTGGTGCTCGCCGAATGGCTTCGGAGCCGGTACGGTCGTTCTGAGATTCATGATGGACGTGGCGCAGGCGGCGCACAGTGGCTTCCCTCAAGGAACGAACGGGGTATCGCAGAACGACAAAGGGCCGGATGGCCTGCCGCGCGATGTGGTCGCAACAGGAGATCAGCTGACGCTGGCGGACGCACTCATCGACGAGCAGCCGGTGACGGCGCTGGTGTTCGCGTGTGCTCCGATCAACAACCAGATTTCATTCGCCATAGATGGGCTGTCGGCAACCTCCACGACAACTCGAAACGCAATTGCCGCTGCGATCTCCGACGTGTTTTATCGTAATGGAGACCCCAGGGGCGGAACTATCGATATCAGCGATATCGATGCTGCAATCAATAGCGTGGGCGTCTCGGGCTGGATGATTCGACTGGTCACGGGGACTGTCGATGGCGTGCAGACGGTTTACACGGGGAATATCACTGGGAACATAGGCGAACTGCCGACGCTTTTGGGCATCAACTATCTGTGAGGCGGCATGGCCCTAAACCTTCGCGCCGCAGACTTCCTGCAGGCGTTTCTTAAGTTACTTCCGCGCGGTCGCGTCTGGTCGAGAGACCTGGGTAGTGTCCAGAATCGGACACTGCTGGGCTTGAACACCAGTTATGAGACGAACACGGCGCGCGCCAATCAATTACTGGTGGACGCATTCCCCGGGACCGCTTACGAACTGCTTCCTGAGTGGGAGTCGACGCTCGGTCTTCCGGATCCGTGCGCCGGGCCGGCGCCGACGATACAGGCGCGTCGAGCCCAGGTCGTAGCGCGGCTGACGGCAACGGGCGGCCAATCGGTACCGTATTTCATAGAGCTGGCGGCGACGCTGGGTTACACGGTAACGATTACCCAGTTCATGCCTTCTCGCTTCGGAAAGCGCTTCGGCACGCCCTTCGGAGGGCGAGATTGGGCGCATGCTTGGGAGATCAATGCGCCAAGTTTCTCTGTCAACAAGCTGCGCTTCGGCGACTCCTTCGGAGTTCCATTCGCTTATTGGACCAACAACGTTCTCCAGTGCGAGCTGCTGGCGTTGAAGCCCGCTCACACCATTCTGAATTTTTCCTACTCGGAGTAATACGCATGGATCGACTTATCGCAACCGGTACGGTGGACGCGGCGCACGCCGACAGCGCGCCCGCCACCGGTACGCCTGGCTACGCGACGGACGGAAATCCAGCTACCAACTCGCCTGCTACCCAGTGGCCGGCATATGCGTACAACGCCATACAAGAAGAACTCGTCGCTGTCATATTAGGTGCCGGGCTTACATTGGATCGGAATAACAACGGCCAAGTTTTGGCCGCAATTCAGAAAATCTCGCCCGCTTTCGCCCCCGGCAGGCTGCTTAATATCCAAGTCTTCACGGCAAACGGAACGTATACGCCTACAGCAGGGACGAAATCGGTAATCGTCGAGGCGGTTGGGGGTGGCGGTGCGGGAGGCGGTACTGTCGCTACGACGGCTTCCACAGTATCAGTGGCCTCTGGCGGTGGCAGCGGTTGCTATGGCAAATCTCGGTTTACCAGCGGATTTTCCGGTGTTGCTGTAACCATCGGGCAAGGGGGTGCCACCGTTTCTGGCGCCGCGGGCGGGGCCGGTGGAGCAACCTCGTTCGGTTCTCTATTGGTCGTGGGTGGGGGTGGCGGCGGCGGGACGGCATCAGGGGCGCCGCCGACCGTCGCAGGTTCATCTGTTCCTACAGGAACCGTCACTGGCGCGAATCTGTTCTCGTCACTAAGCCAGATTGGGGCTATTGGCGTTGGGCAAAGTGCTGGAGTGGTCATCGGAGGAGCGGGCGCTCCATCACTGCTTGGAGCTGGCGGCTATTTGCAGACAACTGGGCTGGGGTCGAATGGTCAAGGTCCGGGCGGCGGCGGTGCAGGAACCGGCAGTGGCGCAAGCCAAGCAGCTAAATCGGCCGGCAACGGTGCGAATGGCATCTTGATAGTTCACGAATATTCATAGGAGACTTCCATGGGCTACGTTGCGGCTGCTCGTTGGTTGATGCTGACTGATTCCATCCAGACAGAGGTTCCTGTTGTCGAGGGAAATCCTATTCCGCCTGCAAGTGCGCTCACGGCCTCACAGCTTCCGGCGCTTGCTAATATTGTTCCTCAGCTCCTAGGTGCTCCAGGCCTGCGCGCAACTGATGGCGGCCAGTTGGGATTTGGAGCTGCGAGTAATTTGTCGTCTATAAGCATGGCATCCGGATACTCGCACGCGGCCGGAATATTGATCATGCTTGGCACCAACGATTGGACGAACTACGGGACCACGGGCGGTGAAATGACTTCCGCCATCGCATCGCTGGTCGACTACTCGCGTGGTCTCGGACTCGTTCCCGTATGCGTATCACCGATATATCGCTTCGATGAACTTGAAGCTGATGGCGTTACCCAAAAGCTGTACACCCACGCCGATTGTCCGACGACCGGCTATACCCTGGATAATTTCCGAAACGTGGTCCGAGGTGTGGCAGCGCAGAAGGGAGCGAAATTCATTGAGGGAAAAGCATTCCCCGGCAATCTGCATCCAGAATGGTATATGGATGGAGTCCATCTCAATGCCGAAGGACATGCTGCATTCGCACCTTGGCTTGTCCAATCGATGCGTGATCTGGGCCTGTGGTGATAAAGGCTCAACGTTTTCGGAAGATTACATTACCAGCGAACAACAGATCTTCCTTCATGCTGTCTGAAAAGTATTCGCTCTCATACTGATCGACGATGGACCAAGCCCAAGCGGGCATTACCGCTTCGTCATCCGGATCGAGGCCACGCCAGTTCTTCACGATGTGGCGCAACATATGCAGCAAGGGGCGCGGAACTGTGCGCGAATTCACCGTCCTTTGAATCGTCAGGTCGGCGCCGACTCGTTCGGCAACCGCCTCGAAGTAGGGCCGCGAAAACATCCACTTATCGTCGAGGTTCTCCCAACCCGGAAGCTTGTCGCGTTTTATCTGCAGCAGCCACATAGTCGACATTTCCGCGAGCCATGTGAGCGCTGGGGACGCGAATTCGCGTATTGCAGCCTCTCTGCAGATATCACGAATAATCAGTCTAAGGACAGCATATCCGGCCTCGAACGGTTCGAAGAAAATCGCATATCCGCCTGACTTGAGAACCCTAATAGCCGCTTCGATAAGTTTCTCCGGCTGCACCAAGTGATGAAGGATGGCTGTTCCAACAACCAAATCAGCCGCGTCGGATTTCACATACGGCTTATGGGCGTCGGCGGCGACCGAAACACAGCGGTCATCAAAGGCCCGCGCGGCTGTCAATCGTTGCAGGATCGCCAGCAAATTCGGACTGATGTCCATAGCAACCAGATTGGCCGAGGGGAAAAGATCCAACAGCGGCAGAGTGGAGTTCCCGAAACCACAACCATATTCGACAATAGTCTTCGGCTGCCCGATATTGAGCGGAGTAGTCACGCTCCTCAATACCGACTTCCAGTAGTCGAACGCCTGGTGCCGTTGGTAGTACTCCTCGGCATTCTCCAAAAATTCCGCTGTCACGCCGAGGCGTTGCGCGCCGACTTCCGGCGCCGGCGTAAGCACGCCGGCAAACCGTGGGTCCTCATGCTGTCCCAGGTCTACCAAGGGGGCGGTGAATAGCTCGCTGGCGAAGTTTGTCATTTATCTGCTTGGCTGATAGTCGTCGCGATGATTTTTAACATACCCCCGCCCTGGCGGGTTTTTTACGCCTGGAGAAAACATGCCGAAGGAAGACTTCGCCGCCGCGGCGATGCTATCGAACTCTCTGGCGGAAGTGGTTCGAGCCGATTGAGCAGGCAATGATGGAATTCGCCATCGTGTCCTCGGCGCGCGTGGCCGCGTTTCTGGCGCAGGTCAGGACGCTGGGTATATAGCCTGGGAGCATATTTGCGCACAAGCATGCAGGCCATTGGCTATATGGCCTGAGCACTCACCATGTGTCACGGCTATCTCGGCGTGCGTCCTCAAACCCCAACTTCCATGAAGCGTATTTCTGCGTGCCCTTGGGATACGGATTCTTCGCATCGAACGGGGCATTTGGATCCTTCGCAGTTTCCCACCCCAGCGCGAAGGCCACCCGATCTGGCTCTGGTGGGGAATGACGAAACCACGCCGCCAACGTTTTTAGCGGTCGGCCGAATGCGGATTGAAGGAGGTATGCGGTTGATTTCATCGTTCGAAAAATAAAGGCAACCCTGTCCCGACGTTTTTTACCACACCCGCCCTTGCGGGTTTTTTTTCGCCCGGAGAAAACATGTTGTCCCTCTGCAATTTCCTGGGCGTCGCTGAATGACGGCGCCGTACCCCGATCCCGAGCAATACCCGGCTGAATTCTCTTCCGGCGAGCGCGCCATCCTGACCGCGGTAAAGGGCTGGCAGGAGGAAGCACGCGAGGTGTCCGACGCCAAGCACGCCGAGAACTCGGCACGGATGGAGGCCATGGACCGGGAAATCAAGACGGTCGCGGCCACCATGAAGGCGGCATACCCGGGCGGTGACGCCGACGGGCACCGCCGTTACCACGAAGCGCTGATCCGCAAGGCGGAGATGCGTGCGCGCTTCTGGGAGTCTCTGCTCACCGAGCTGGTGAGTAAGGGCTTGTGGGCGGTCGTGATTTTTGTGGCTGCGGCCACCTTCTACCTGGTCAAGGAGAAACTGACTAAATGACCCCGCAAGAATTCATTGTTGCTTTGGCGCCGGCGGCCCGTGCCTGCATGGCGCACACTGGGATCCCGGCCAGTTTTACGGTGGCGCAGGGTGCACTGGAATCCGGCTGGGGCCGCTCTGACCTCGCCCGGCAGGCCATGAACCTGTTCGGCGTGAAGGCCGACTCCGGGTGGCACGGGCCCGTGTTCGAAATGGAGACGCGCGAGGTGATCGGCGGAAAGTCGGTCATAGTCATGGCGAAGTGGCGCAAGTATGCAACTTGGCAGGAATGCATCGATGACCGGGCGAATTTCTTTTTGGTGAACCCACGGTACCGGCCGGCATTCCAGTTCAAGGACGGTCGGCGGTTCGCATCGGCAGTGGCGGCCGCCGGCTACGCCACGGACCCGGCCTACTCGGCTTTGCTCATTTCCATCATCGACGGGCGAAGCCTGGCTGCTCTGGACGTCGCCTAGCCCTATCCGTCGTTCCCCCCTCTTACCGCCGCCTCCGGGCGGCTTTTTCTTTTGGAGTTGTTCATGACCGTGAAAGAGAAGTTGACTGCCTGCGCGATCGCCGCAATGTTCCTGATTTTCATCGTCGCTGTCTACGGTTATTTGGTTGTCAGTGGCAAGGCCCCCATCGAGCCGTTTCTCGCGTTGCTCGGGACGCTGGCTACGGTGGTCATCGGTTTGGTGAGCGGCTTGGCAGGACACGCTGCCGGCACTGGTTCGGCGGTGTCGCTTATCCAGGGCGAAGCTTTCCTGGATCCTGTCACCGTTCGCGATGCGCCTGCCGCTGGTGGTGCTGCGCCGTTGCCCGCTGCCACGGGCGGCCAGTAATGATCCGCGTCGTCTGCGCGATGGCGCTGGCCAGCTTGACCGGATGCGCCAGCCTGACAGACGCCGGCATCGCGCATTACCAGGTCAGCACCTTCTACGACCAGGGCGCCGGCCGGGTGCTGTGCTGCCGCGCGGACATCCGCAATGGCAAAAACATCGACCGCGTCGAGTTGCACGTCCGCCGCACGGCAGACGACGACTGGACGGTCGATCTCACCGAAGTCCGCATCGACGCATCGACGGGCCAGGGCATTGCCGCCCAGGCCGCCGGCGGTGTCGCCGGTGCAGTCACCAGCGCGGCCACGTCGGCCGCATCCATCCTCAAATAGGGAAATCCTCATGAAGCGCGTTATCTTGGCGGCCCTGGTGGCCGCTTTTGCATTGGCCGGCTGCGCGAGCCAGCAGGCATCCAGCCTGCAGGGCAAGATCGCCGCGGCCTGCCCGGTCGTCCAGGTGGCCATTGCTGACGTCCAGGCGCTGGGGGCCAGCCTGCCGGCAGACGTTCAGGCGAAGATTGCCGCCCAGGCACCGGTCATCGCTGCCGTGTGCGCCGGCAATGCCACCATCGACACGTCCAGCCTGGCGGCCATGGTGCAGACTGGCCTGCCGGCCCTGATCGCCGACGTCAATGCGACCACGCTGGACACTGCTGACAAGGCGAAGGTGGTGACGGCCCTGGCGCTGGCGCAGATCGCGCTGACGGCCGTGGTCCAGGCGCAGCCCCAGCCGATTGCCGACGTCGCGCCCGCGCCGCAATGAGCCGGTTCCTGACGCAGCTATCGGTGCGTCGGGTGGACGAGCGTGATATCGGCAAATGGGTGCTGAATCAGCCGCTCGTCTATCAGTCGGATATCGCCGGGGAGACCATCACCGTGCCGGTGGACTTTTCGACCGATTTCGCCTCGGTGCCGCGCTGGCTGCCGCTGGCTTTCGCCTGGCTAGGCGGTCATGGCGATTCCGCGGCAACGGTGCATGATTGGTTGTATACCGAAAAGCCGGTTTCCCGCCGCATGGCTGATATGGTCCTGCGGGAAGCCCTGCGCGCATCCTACGTGGCGCGCTGGCGCATTCCCCTCTTCTACCTGGGCGTGCGTCTCTTCGGCTGGACCCACTGGCGCTGATCGGGGGGCGCGTCAAGTTTCGTTTGGCCTGGCGCGACGCTTAGGCTTCATCAACAGGTCGTCCTTCAACTCGCCCAACTCCACGACGCACGGCTCCACGGCAAGGCTATCCAAGAACTCCTGCCATACGCCATCCAAGCAGCTTCCCGGCCTTTTCAAGTTGTCGCGCAACTGATGGGCAGTTAGCGCCAGCGCTCGCAAGCGCTTAATCTCGAACAGCAGCGCGAGCACATCCTCCCATACGACTGCGTCCTGGTAAGCGCAGGGTGCACGCTGCGGGCACGCCTCGTAACGCGCGCGGATCTTGGCAAGGTCTTCGGCCGTGAGTGGGGCGCGGAAGGGCATCGGATAGCACTGAAATACTGTATGAATAAACAGTATATCCAATTTGAAGCCGATATCGCGACCCGCAGGCTTTCGACCTTTCTACCTTCTCCAGGGACCGCTAAAATGACCTATTGATGAGGAGGGTCCATGGAGCAATTTCAAGAAATAGCGGAGTCGATTCGCCAAGCCGTCGAGCAGGAGAATTGGTATGCTGCGTTGGCGCTGGCCCTTGCAGCACCGGATATTTGCGGGAAAGTCGATAGCCCAGCTCTGGGCTCTCAGGCTCGATACGCGGCTTGGTTTGACACCTATCTTGGGGAAAACTACCGCCGGCCGCTCGGCCATAATCGAGAGATGCATACCTTCATGTCAGGGACTGACTGTTATGCCCTGCGCTGCGCATTTCTACATGCTGGCAACGAGGACATAGCCGGCAATGCGCAGGCCGTGCGGGATGCCCTCGACCGATTTCACTTCCTACGACCCACTGCCGGTAACCGCGTGCATAACAATCAATTCGGCCGAATTCTGCAACTGCAAGTTGACGTCTTTTGCCTGGAGATTGCCCAGGGCGTCGAGAACTGGCTCAGATCGCCTGTGACCCGAGCGATACTCGATGGGGGGGGATTTTCCCTGTTGAAAATTTACAACTTAGACCAGAGCGTTTGGGATCCGGCAACGAAAGTCGTTGGGTTCGGATCGTGAGTTTTGCCGCCCGACGCCGCGGTTTCACCCATGCTAAGGCGATCAAGCTGCTGTTGCGAGGAAGGGGAGGACATTGTTCGGCGTCGACTTTACGAATGCAGGAGTGGTCGCGCCCGTCTCGCACGCGACAATGAATTCCGACCACATTGTCAGCGCTTCACGGCGCTCGGGAATTTCTTGCCGGACGTCGTAGATTGCGTCCATGTCTCCCAGTTTGTGGTTCAGCGCGACCTCGGATACCTCATAGGAAACACCCATGTTCCGGAGGTGTCCCTTCGCCGTCGACCGTGTATCGTGAGGCGTAAATTTCCGAACCTCGATGTCATGCCGTTCGAAGGCCCGCCGGATGGCGGCCCAGAGCGTAGTTTCGCCGACGTGAGTATCGCCACCTTGATTACGCCGGCGCCTCTCCTGCCGGGCCGGCAATAGATATTCCGAATCGCCGGAAAGGTCGCATAGCACGCGGAACCAGTCGACGACTGCCGGGGTTAAAGGCACCAAGAATCCCCGTCGCGTTTTGACGGAGGTGTCGGGTATCCACCAAGCGCCGCGGTCTAGATAGATATGCTCTTTTCGCGCGCGGACCAGTTCGATCCCCCGGACGCAGGTGGCCAGGAGGATACGAAAGGCATAGGAATTCTCAAGGCCGATGAAATCGATATCCGGAAGCAGGCTTCGGAGTTCTTCCTCCGTCAGCATTACGCGCGTTCGAACGGGTGGGCGGGGCCCCTTGATCGAAGTCAGCTTGATACCCGTGCAGGGGTTGGTCACTACGATCTTCAGGCCGGCGGCGTGATCTAAGAGCTTCGACACGGACGTTAGGAGCCGTTTAGTCATCGTCCAGGTCCGCCCGCAGTCCGTCAACATCGCGACGATATCGATCGCTGTTATGCGTAGCACCGCCCGCGCGCCGAGGCGTGGTAGGACGACTTGATCGTAATCATCATTTCGATATTTGATGGTTTTGGCCGAATACTGAGAGGGAACCAAGCATTTCTCTCTGAAATCGTCGATCAGGTCCCGTACGGTCCAGGCGCTCTGTATCCGGTGCTTGACTTCTTGCTTTTCGATTGCCGGATCACGGCCGGCGTCGATAGCCACGCGGAAAGTTCGAGCTTGTTCGCGCGCGGCTGCCAGTGGGATGTCCGGGTAGTTGCCGATCGTCAATTCGCGTCGCCGGCCCTTGCCAATCCGGTATCGTAGTACCCAGGTCGCAGTGCCTGCACCTGACAGCGTGAAGGTCAGGCCATCGCCATCCGATTTCGAGACAGGCACTTTTTTTGCCATCCAGTTTCGAAGCTGGATGTCGCGCAGTAGGTGTGTTTGCTTGGACACGCGGGCTCGCTATGGGAGGGTGGGTAGCTAGCGGGGCGCGGAAGTTCTAGCTACCCACCTAGCTACCCACTTTGGGCTTGATGTAGGGGGGCATACTGACACGCTACGAAACCGAAATTCAATACTTCAGGGGCGGCATTGGAGGTAGCTGGAATGTATTGAGACACTGCGAGCCATCAATCCAAATTCCAGGTGGCGAGTTGCATGTTTTTCGGTGGATCAAGAGTTCTGGCGGCTTCTGGCCGGTGCGCCAGCGGATGATACCGCGCCTTGGCGCATGCTCCCTTAAACCCGACCGGGCGGGCAGGCCGCGATCACGCTTGCTTGGGACTGGCGCGCCGTTTGGCGGGGCCGAGCAGGTCGGATTTCAGGTCGCCCAGTTCGATGACGCAGGGCTCGATGGAAAGGGCGTTCCTGAAATCTTCCCAGACGCTGTCCAGGCAACTGTTGGGTTTCTTGAGACTGTCCCGGAGCTGATGAGCAGTCAGGGCGAGGGCGCGCAGGCGCTTGATTTCGTGGAGGAGGGTCAGGATATCGTCCCAGACTACCTCGTCTTGATAGGAGCAGGGCGCCCGGTCGGCCGACGCCTCGTAGCGGGCGCGGATCTTGGCCAGGTCGGCAGCGGTGAGGGGCGAACGGAAGGGCATTGGGACTTCGCAATACTGTACATAAACACAGTATATCTGGCGCCTGCCGTTTGACGTACCGCGGATACAAATCAATCGCTGCCGATTTCCTGATGAGCAAGCCGCTCAGTGGGCCAGCTTGAAGTAGTCCGCGGTCAGTTCGTGCCACTCTTCCCGTGCATTCCACAGGACGGCCATGGGCATCATCCAGGGGAAATCCATGTGGGAGACGACACGCAGGTCGTCTTCCCGGAGGCGGCCGTTGGGATGGATGCGGCCTTCAATGATGCGGCGGCGGCGGATCATTTCTTCGTCCAGGTTTTCCAGGACGAGCAACTGCATGACTTCGTCACGCATATGCTTCAGGAACGTATCGATGCGCGTCTTGGCGAACAGCAACTCGGCTTGCCGCATGCCGGCGAGGAACTGGCGCGATTGGTCCAGCGTGATCACACCGGTAACCCAGCCGGACGCCAAGGCATCGCTGACGCTGTTGTAGACGGCCAGACGCTTGTCGAACAGGTCGCGATTGGACTTGCTGCGCGACACGCGCAAGCTGGCCGCGGCAATGAAGGCGCCACCCAGCGCAACACAAGGGCCGGTGAAAGCTTGGGATAGCCCGGCGAAAGTATTGAAGTCCAA